CAGGGAGGGGGTGTAATTTTCGAGACCCCCTCCCTATACTTTTATACCACTTCCATCCCTACGTGGGGGTTGAATTAGAGTTTCTACTTACTTTTTTATAGATATTAAGGAAATCGTTATCAATAATCTCGTCAATAGCTCGTTCATGCTCTTCGTCGATCTCTTTTTCTGTCATGTCGTCAGAATAATTTGAGATTCTGTCCAGCTTACCACAGGTATTATAACCATTTAAAACATCATATAAAAGCCAAAGAGCGAATTGATCGAAAGGATTGTAAGGATTATCGAATGTTGTTAATCTATAATCATTTACCATTAGTTAATTCACTCCTTTCCTTTTAAGTATTTAGAAACCGTTGATGTGGAAAGACCAAGTTTGTCTGCAATCTGGGCAATTGTATAAGAAGCCGACATTGCTTTAATTCTATTTGCTGTTGCATTACTTACTGCATGTGATTGTTTTGGCATAGCTTTTTGTTTAAGCGAATCAGGATCAGAATTGTTAAGAATTCGTCTAAGAACAGATTCACTGACAGCACCAGCTTGAATAGCTTTCCATTCATTATCTGTAATAATAATGTTTCTATCTCTTCTAGTTACAGATCCAACTTCTTCTCTAGCTCTACTAACGGCCTGCTGACTTGCTTTCTTTATGTCTTTCTTTTTCATATTAGGATCAGCATCTGTTTTAGCTTTAACTTTTGTATTAGCGATACGAAGTGCTGCTCTTTCTCTAACTGCATTAAGCTCTGCACGATTTAATTTTTGCATGAGACTAGATACTTCTTTTTGGTATGTCTTTTTAGCATTAGGATTATACTCTATCTTCTTAGTTGACATCATAGTTTTACGAGCTTTATTAGCTAATGCTTTCATACTATTAGCATAGTCAGCATAAATGAGCTCCATAGGATGTTTGTGTTGAGAAACTAAAGTATTAGCATCATCTGTTTCAGCCATACGTGTACTCTTTTGAGTGTGGTATTTAGTAACGTCTATTGTTTCACCAGTACGTTTATTGGTTTTAGTAATTGTATACTTAGCTTTATCAGACTGAGTATATATAAGTGCACCCTCAGGACGAGAAGGATCATACCATGGCTTACCTTTAATATTAACTTTAGGGGAGCCTTGACGTTTAATAACATCGTATTCCCCTTTGGCTCTAGAAATAATTGTAGTAGCCCCAGCATTAGTCTTACCCTGATATGCTTTTTTAAGTGAAGCAATACCATTCTCTATTTCACTAGCTTTATAATCCAGCTTATGTTTTTCAGCATCAATAACTACCATTGAATGGCGTACTGCCCTAGCTAATTCATCGTTCGAAGCGCCTAACAATGTCATATCAGTAATAAGATTAGAAATCTTACCCATCTCAGTATCTGTTTTTTTCATAATACGATACTCTTGACCATTGCGATAATAATGTTTAGTGCCATCAGAATCTGTTTTGATTTCAGATGCACCATATGACATTTTAGGATCAAATCCTTTCAAACCCTCAAGTTCTGGTGTAGAGGTAATTTTAACTTTACCTTTTTTATCATGTGTAGGAATACACATAACGGTGTCACCATCAAAATCTGCACCAGATAATCTTTCAGCAACTTTACTATTAATACCAATGGCATCAATAGAACTTTTACCAATCATCTTTAATGCATCTTTATTTTTATTGTTAACAGTAAGAATAGGAATTTCAAATGTTCCGCCATGAGGATACCGAACAAGCGCAAGCTTTTGTCCATCATTATATCCTGGAGCAAACACTTCTGTGTCTTTTAATGATGTTACTGGTAAAATAACATGATACTTTTGCCCTGGTAAAGCTGCGGCTTTCATATGCACAGCTGCTGAATCACAGCTTTGAGCAAATTTATTTAAATAATATTTTTTCACAGTCGGATTTTCTAATGCACAAATATCTGCATATTCTGCTTCCTTGTCCGCCTTAGCAATATTTAATTGCTTTTGTGCCATTGCTTTAGACTGTTTAGATAGAAACTGAGAAGGCAATCCATTTTGCCATTCGGTCCAATCGCCTTCGTCAGAACGCTTATTAATGAGTCCAAGTTTCTTTTTTCCATCTTTATCTGTATACCAATACTGCCCACCTTGATCAGCATCTTTAATAAGAGAACCAAATGGATTGTCAGGATCGTTTTTAATATCCTTTAATACATCCAATTTAGGTACAGACTTTGATTTATTAGTATTAAATATAACATCTATACCATCAGGCATATCATCAGAATATACGGCCATACCTTTTATATATTTTTTACCGTCTACCATAATACGAACCTGAGAATATAGAGATTCACCAAGTGATAAATCAGGTACATTTCTTCTAAGTTCAACAACACCATCCTTATCAATACCACCATCTTCTTTATAACGGATCATAAGTCTTTTAGAATCTAAAGAAGCTGGATAATGAAATTTTTTTTCGAATGTTGTACCGTCGTCCCTAGAAATATAATCAGTAACAGTCTTAACTCTGTCTAATTCATATATCTCCTTGTGTTTAATTCCAGGCTTACATAAAACAATCTGATTAGTTTGTTGACCAGGATTCGTAGGCTGTTTAATCCCACCTTTATATACCTTATATCCTTCTCTCTGAAGTCCGTATAATGCTTGGTCTAATTTAGTTCGAGAAATATTTAACTCTCGTTCTACACCAATACCAACATCAACCATTTCTTTAGCATCAACTTGTTTTCTTAAAAAATCAGCAGTTTTAGCAGCTTCACGCATACGATCTTCAGCTTTAGGATTCAATAAAGATCTAACAGTAGATTCAGGAAGACCCATTTCTCTACCAATTTCAGTAGGACCTTTGCCGTCAGACTGAAGAGATTTAGCTCGTTCGACTTGATAAAGCCTTCTTTCATAATTTGCCCAGGCTTTTTCATTTCGATAATCTTTAAGAGACATATCAAATGTGTTTTTTACATTTTCAGCAGTCTCTGTCCAACCCTCTTTACGAAGCTGTTCAACTCTACCAAGAAAATCATCGCTATGCTGATAAGGATTATCACCACTACCCCAAGGATATCGACCGGATCGTCTAGGCATACCATAATGTTCCAAAGAATTCTCTTCAGATGCGATTCCATAGTATGACATAATTTCTTCGGCTACTGGATTCATGGTTACACCCCCTCATATTTAGATAGCATTGTGTCTAGATGTACAATTTTATTCATGATTTCTCTAACCTCTTCAGCATCAGGTTTATGATACAAGATTTCATCATTCTGATAAATTCGTAACTCGATCTCAATACTTTCGGGTTTAACTTTATACTCTAAACAAAATAGAGCAGCATACACTAAAAGCTGTTCGATATGAGCCTCTCGTTTACCGGTCTTCAAATCATGGATTCGTAATGTGTTATTTCGGAAAGATATTGCATCAGCAGTTCCAAAAAATCGAACACTATAAAATAAAACAACCTCGGTATTCATCTTGAAACCGATGGCATCGTTCACATAAGCATAAATGGTTTTCTTAGATCTAGGTTGTTTAATACCTAGATCTATAGTTTCTTTAGCCCATGCGTGCATTCGTGTTCCTCTTTCAGAAGCCTTTTTATTTAAATATACATCCAACGCTTTCTCGTCTGAATATCGAATCCAAGAACTAGAGCTCGCACTAAATGGAGCGTGTAGTCCTTCAAGATCCAAATGTCTGTTGAATTCCATTTAATACTTCCTCCTTATTTTCAGGATACACGAAAGATGAAAACGACATGTCATTAAGTCGTTTTACATAATATTCTTGATTTGGTTGTTTTTTAGCATTTTTATTACGTTTAGCTTCAAGCACTACCCATTTGTTATTATAAAGAATGGTCCAATCTGGAAAACCTTGAATATAACTAGAATCATTCTTAAGAATAATACACCCAGGATATAGTTTCCGAATTTCATCAATTAATTCTTTTTGAAATTTGGATTCAAGTTTGCTCATAATAGCCTCCTTCCTAATAAAAATAAAAGAAAATATTCTTCTCCCTATAATAGGGCATGTTTTTTTCGCGAATTTATAAAAGCCCCAAAATATTAATTAAATTATTGAAAATCATTGTTTGTATTATTTTAATTACCTTAAACGGGATAGTCTTGTATAAATCTATTTCAATGCATCATTTTTGTACGTCTAATCATGTTCTGGTCAAAAGCCCACTTTTTTTGGCTATTTCTTTTTATTTTATAATTTTATATATTTTTTCTATTTTCAAAGAAATAAGAAATAAAAGTGGGTTTTTGACCAAAAATACGTTTTTATCTGTAAAAAATGTCATTTTTACCCAAAAAAACGCCGATTTTAGCCCATTTTAGTACAAAATAGTACTAAAAAATGGTCAAATCTCTGCCCACTTTTATTGACCAAAAGTGGCCAAAAGCCCACTTTTTTTGGCCAAAAGCCCACTTTTTATGGTTCAAAACAGTCCATGATCAAAAATAAAAGTGACCAGCCCACTTTAAAAGTGGCCAAAAGCCCACTTTTATTGACCAAAAGTGGCCAAAAAAGCAAAAAAAAAAGAGGGTCAGTAAATCACCAACCCTCTTTAAAATTACTTTTCAGAATCCATATTATCTGTATCCATATTATCTGTATCTTTTTTCCGATTTTTCATCTTATACTCAATTCTATCAATTGCATTTCTTACAGCCATATAGCTAAGTTCTGGATGTTTATCTTTGTATACATTAATAGCAGACGATCTATAACCACATCTCAAAAGATGCTCTACAGAAGGATTTTCAATTTCTTTAATAATGCCTTTACATGTTTCTGCATATTCTCTCAAACGATCGTAATCGTTACTTGTAATATATTCGCCATCACGGAGCATAGCCAATCTAGCGAGTCCAAAATTGTTGATCACATTACCATTGATAGTAGTAAAATAAATCTTCTTAAATTCCATAAATATAATACCTCCAAAAATATTAATTTAACCGATGAGACGAATCAAACTCTCGGCAATACAAACAACACCTGCAAAAGCAAAATAAAAAATTGCACCAGTGATCATAATACTTACGAATTTTTTCATGTTGTACTCCTTTTTCTTTTCTTATCGTAATTCAGCAACCATTCAGCTGTAGCCATTTTATCAGAATCTCTTAAAGGCAGCGTATAACCTGTAGAGTAGTCAAAGTCCTTAAATATATCATAGAACGGTAGACTCTTGGAAATCTCAGGATACTCGTTTTGAAGCTCAGTAAGCTCTATTGCCCATTTGGTCCATTGAGCATCAGAAATTATGTTGTCATTAAACTCATAATAAATTATAGAATGAATCCAAATTTGTCGACGACGTTGCATAATTAATTCAGCTATTTCAGTATTCGGTATGCCAATAATGATGCTTTCCTCTTTTACGATTTCGTGTATTAATTTTTTTACATTTGATAATGTATTCAATAGCTAAATAATCTGCTTTTGATAGTTTAGCTGAATTTTTTCGTTCGCGATATTTTTTAACCCAAACATTATAATCTTTACAATTGTCATGACAAGTGGAGCTACGCTTACTGCATTTATAACAGGGATTTGAATTCATATTATACCTCCGTATATTTTTTCCATTTGTCCAGATCTACGCCTATTTCTTTTAGTTTACGTGTACATAGCCAAATATCGTCTGAATTTTCAAGTTCATATCTAGCGATTAACTCTTTTACTGACTTTCCAAAATGAATATAGAAGTACTTCAATCGCTTTGGACCGAATCCGAATTGTTCGTGAAGTTCCCACAAAATAATTGCAGAAATTTCATTCTCACTTTTGTTAAGATATTCAGCAAACTGTCTTTGAATTTCTAAATCCATCGCTTTCTTTTCGGCAGCTGTCAAATTAGCACCGTACACACGCCCATTCGATTTTTTTATAATCACTTAAGATCTTCCTTTGTCCACTTTTTTCGTCCACCATGAACACTTTGTAGTTGGGGTAACATACGCTTCATGCCATTGGCAAATAAACAGTCCACAACTAAAATGACTGTAGCTACAATTAGAACAAGTTTTTTTAGTCTCCTTCATCGATTTGATACTCCTTTTTAATATATTTATGCATTCTTTCGCATCTTGAAGCATTCTTACAACAGACTGTCATTAATGAATAAATCACTTCATCGTCAGCGTATGAAAGCTTTTTATAAACAGTGGGTTCAAAATCAGGACAATTTTGGCAATAATCTTTAACCTGAAGTTCAATCATTTACATCCTCCATTTCGATATCTTCGGCGCGATCATCTCTTTTAAAGATTCACAGTCATTAGTAGATACCCAATGAAACTGATTTTTTTCGTCTGTAACAAGAAAGCGATCCCTAAATGAATCTATAAAATACACTAAAGACTTATGTGAGCCTCCACAATGGTCATACCAGGTAACAAAAATATTAATCATTTACATCCTCCATTAAATTTTTTGTATTGTACAACTACACTATCAATATATTTAGTATTATCAATAACGATAATAGTGTCTAAAAAATAATACGGTAATAAGATAACACCATCTTCAAGTTCTTTTAGAAGAGTTTCTTGGAGTTCTTTTCGTTCTTATTCAGTAACAGATCGATTAATTTTAAATATAAGTATTTTACCTTTAACTTCTGTATTTTTCATTTTCATTTTTATTATCCTCCGATAAAAATGAGAAGAAAAAGAGGACAGCGTTTGCCATCCTCAGTAAATAATTATCGATAATTTTCGACTATATGATTTTCCTTGATAAAATTACAAGCTTTATTCATTTCATCTTCATTATCTAAATTACTTAACAATAATGTTAATGCTAATCCTTCTTTTTCTTCAGTCAAGTTTACTTTTTTTTGATGACATAATCTCAGATTTCGATTCTGTTTCGCTTTTGTGTTTACAGATTAAATTCATAAGATCTTCTACGATATCATTTTCCGTGACGGGTTCGTATTTAAACGAATGAAGTTTCCTAATTATAGAATCTTCCGCTGCTGTACAAATCGCGTTTTCACGTTCAGATTTCATAGCTTTTCTATCTGTCCACTTTGGAATAGATCTCATTAAGATAAGTTTTATACTGTTCACTTGTCATCACTTTTCTTCTTACCCAGTAATCAATTTAGAATAAGGTAAACTCTCAATCCAATTGCAAAACGTATGCCACTCATCGAGTTTATGGTTCTTTCGACTCTTGTGTATGTTGGCCAAAACTTCATAATTCAGCATGACAGTACGGCGTTGGTTGTAAGAGCTCGGGAGCAGCTGAATCATCTGCCACCAGTATTTCTTGTCCTTAGTTTTGATATATAATCTGCGATCATATTCCAACTGGGCAATAATATATTCGAAAGTATCCAATGACACATCATCAAGATGCTCTGTCGAGAAATCCTCCAGCGTAAACTCCTTTGCTGCTATCTTGTGCATCGTACTACAAGAGTTAGCAACAGTACCCACTTTGTACGTATCGAACTCCTTCCACCAATACAGCGGAGCCGTAATATCAAGGTATACTGTAATCATCCGCATAAATTTCCTATGGTCAGTGCCAGCGTTGCATAGACGAGTCATGAGGTCGAGATCATTTTCGCCCATTTCAAAAAATGTTTCAGTATCTGTTACAGTTCCGTTATATGGTCTACTATTGCCGCAGATATCGTGGTACTCACCATCCTTAACAAAGATGGTATCACTCTTCTCCCAAGAATTCATCGGATTACGCATTCCTCTGACGACTGCTTCCCAACCCATTACTTCAGTATTTTCAATTTTAATCATTTTTATTTATCCTCCACTTTTATAATAGAAATATCGTGTCTTTCATCAATATGAACGATATGTCAATCGATAACCAAGAGCTGAAAGAATTTTAATAGCGCCGTCGATATTATATTTGTTAAGAATAATATCAAGAATTTTTTACCGTTTTTGTATGCTTTAATATTTTTGTTACCTAGATACGACTCAACAATTTTAAATGTTTTATTCATTACTGCTACCTCCATTATTTAATAAAATAGAAGTGTTTTTAATTTTAATAGTTTTCAATTTTTAGATTTAACAACATCCGTTTGTATTCACAAAGTAAATCATTAATAAAATCCATGCTATCATCGTCAAAATCCTTACGCTCGTTTATCATGTCACAATAACCTTGAATTGTATCAATTTTTGTCCAAACATCTCTAACTGTCATCATTTTCATCATTTTTCCCTCCGAATATATACGTCAAGTCCTTTTCGATTAACATACTTCCGATTAACTTGAATCTCGGGATAACTGATGCCTCCATTCCCGCACGGAAAACTCAGCCAAATATCAAAGTCGGTTGTACACTCTCCTTCCCCAACTAATTCTTCAGCTCGATCAATAAGCTCCTGACCTGTAGCCTTGACCATTTCAACCATTTGTTCTTTGAAAGTCATTTAAATATCTCCTTCCTGTCTATGCAAAGATCTTTCAGCTTCAAAACCATTCGGATATCTAGCGCGAAGTTTATTGATATTAGTTTGCATCACATCATCCAAATCAAGATCAAAAGCTGTACAAGCCTCAGCAATCATCCATATACAATCGCCGAGTTCCTTCTTGATGTGTTCAATATCAATCGGATGGCCTTGATAAAATTTCTGAAAAATACCTGCTACTTCACCAGCTTCAGAACACAATCCGAATACAGCATGAGCAGCCATATCTTCCTTCTGATTGCCATTAAAAGCAGAAGTTCTCATAGCCATTCTTTGATAAATAAATCCATCCATAATTTAGTTACCTCCTTATTTCATAAATGGTACTTGATCAACATCGCCACCCTGTACGGTTACAGACTGCATTACACACTTCTTTTCATCGTCCCAAAACAGAGTATCCAGAATATGGTCAATATCATCCTGAATATCCTTCTCCGTCATACGCATAACTTCGTATCCTTCGAGGCCGACATTCTTACGAAGTTTTTGCATAACAGTTCCTGCCCATATTCTGAACTTACGAGCCTCAAGACGTCTACTAGCAAATAACGCTTCATAAATGCCAAGCTCATTAACCGCAAGCATCCAACGAGTCTTATTATCGCCAGGACGCCGACCAATGTCTTTTTTGATCATGTTCTTATTAACGGACTTTACAGGTCGATGCTCATATCTAGCATCCCTTGAAGGTATATCAGATACGTCAATCTTAACTCGTTCAAGCATGCAAGGCTCGAGTCGCTGTGCAATCTTAAACGTTTTGAGGTTAAGAGTATCACAAATATCTTTAAGGATCGCCCACCATTCGCCATTAATTTCGACGAAGCGAATATTATGTCCACACCAGTTTTCAGTTCTAATTGTTTCCATATTTTTACCCTTTTTATTTTTTAATATCATTCTTAACAGATTTATGTGTATTCAACGTCATTTCAAATGACCTTGAATCACGTTCGACAAGAACTCTTTCCAGCATATTAGGATCAAGTCTCTCTGCAATCTTATCGGTCCTCAACTTCAATGCATCACATGTTATTTCTCAAATATCTAATCAAGATCCAAAGTAGCCATAAACCGCCTGTCAATACCGTCAGAATAACATCTACAAAAATACCAAAACATCCACGTTTCTTCATTTTTCTTTTTCCTCCCAATAAACAGGTTTGTGAGAATATAGATTAACTGGTTGTGATAGACATTCATCACATGGATCATCAGATTCTTTCACATCTTTATTCTTACAAGTCTGACAGTATTTTTTGAAATATACTTCTTTATATACGTTTTCCATAATAAAATCCTCCAGATTCCATTTTTTAATATCAAATATTAATACTAAGTAGTTGATTAAAATAAAAAGATAAACCAAGAAATTTGCAATCCGAGAATAACCGGCAAGTTATGCTAGACAACACCATCCTGAATATGCACCAAAAAATAGTAAAGTGCCGATAGAGTAAAATATCTTTTTCATTTATCTATCCCTCTTGATTTTATCCAGCAATAAAAGTCTTACCCCTTGACATAAAGCGTAGATAAGTCTATTTTGCCAAATATCATTATTTTCGCCAATACATACCATACCGTTTTCCAGTTCATCAATTACCTCAATGACTTCTTCTCTCCGCATTTTTATCTACCTCCAATGCTCGAATAAACAGTTCCAAAGCTTCGTCTACAGTCAGGTTAACAATTGCTGAATAATCTTCATCAACGCCATGAACCCACACCCACATTAAATCATTTTCATGATTTAACCCAGCGGGTTTCATTAAATTGTCGTTTTTCTTGAAGTGCCTTACTGATTGCTAAATCGATTCCTGATCGTGTTTTAAGGTGGTAGTAATATAAGTCTCTGAATGGAGTATTAAGCCTATCAATTCTTCCAGCTGCCTGAGACACTGTTTTGTAGCTATAAGACTGAGAATAGAACACAATGGTGTCGGTTGTGATGCAATTCCAGCCTTCTGCTCCAGCCCCATAATTGACAAGATAGACCCATGAAGATCCAACAGGCACAGGTTGATGCTTGTGACTATTCCATTCAGCAATTTCGATATCAGCATTATAAAATAGCTCCCTCAAAATATTAAGCTCATAATCGAAGCTATAAAAGATTATCATTTTAGGATGTTTCTCAAATATTTCAAGCAAAGCGATTTGTCGAGACTCATCTTCATTTACTATGCGCCTTAACACATAGCAAAGCACAGAAGCTTGTTGAATAGGCTCATCTTTATATGGGTCCCATCGTTTTCTCATAACATCTTTATACTTTGAAATATTATATTGAACGTACACATCTTCATGATGGGGAATCGTATTCCTTGAAAAATCCATGTCAATGAGGATTCGATTACGAAGTCTAATAAGTCGTCCAGTGTTAATATATCGGTCGATTTTCGGGTACTTCGTAAACCGAGAGTAGACAATATGTTCTCTAATGAATTCTGTTTTGTTCTTATAGAATCCATTTGCTATGAATACTGGAATATATTGTTCCCAGGTATCACCTGGAGTAGCAGAAAGAATTATCCAATTGTTACCTCGGGCAATTTTTAGGAATGACTTTACCCAAGCCCCAGAACCAGTTACTCGATCCTCATCAAATATAAAGAAAGAACCAGTTACATCAATATATTTCTTTATGTTATTCCAAGAATCAATCACTACCTTATTTCCATAAAACATGTTATGCTCAGGATGAGGCGAGATGCGATAGTTCGCTAATTCCCCCACCCACTCTAAAGAATCGCGTTTCATGGCTGTTGTTATAATATACAGATCCTGAGGTTTACGTTTCATAGGTTTATAGTTTGGGTCAATACTACCTCCATTTTCTTTGAAATAGTAATAAAGGCCGGTCCTAGACTTGCCAGAACCGACCCCTCCGTTTAGGATACAGCCGTTTCGCATTTTCTTGACTGCATCCATTTGATATTCATATAAAAATGTTTTTTCTTTTTTAGGAACGGTCTTCATTGATTACACCAAAAATCTTCTAATGCTTTACACCAAAGTGTAGCATATTCCATACACTTTTCATTAACTTTCTTAAATTGATCTTCATCAGATGTAAAAGATTTTTTTTGTTCATTTTCCTTAGGTAAAAAGTTTTTAAATTTCTTATAGTAGTCATTTGTGTTACAAAACGCTTTTTTAGTAATAGCCATTGCAATACCTTTTTCATAATCATATATATCGCGTTTGTTGCATTTAACCACGGTCTTAGTACCATCGCCCCAAAATACAATCGTTTCCGGTTTATTAAAAATAACCTTTCTAATCGAAAATTCCGACTTAATCTCTTTTTTCAAATCGATGATTTTAAGTTCTTTGTCATGAAAGAAACGAGTATATTTTTCATCTTCATATTTAACTACTACGAAAATATCATCGTTCGTAAGATTTAATCTAACATCTTTTACAACCCCAATTTTACCTCTGAGATTGTTATAGATATTTCCGATATATGTAACGATACATCCTGGTTTAAACTTATTTTTTACAGTTTCAAATTTAGCCACTTTTCGATCGTACTCATCAAGCACAGTATTAATATCGATGCTAATACTGTTCTCATTGAGCTTCTGAATCAAATGTTTATAATTTTTCATAAATAGTTCCTCCTATTATTTAAAAATAACTTTTTAATCATACTTACTTTTTCGTCGGTCGATGTCGTTACAATCCGAAAAACACAATCATTGTATAATATACTCCTTGAACATTTAATAAATATCTTTTTCATACACAGGAAGTGGATACCACATATCCCCATCAGAATCGATCTTGTTTAATTCGTCACATTTTTCTTTAGCAGAGATATAATTATTAAATATCACAGGGTAAATTTTGTTTGTTATTCGTCCATTTGAAAAAGTTCTAGCACAAATATACTTCATATGCATCATCTTATCCTTTCATAAAATATAAATGGTGCCCATGACGAGATTCGAACTCGTAATCCTAAACGGCGCTGGATTTTAAGTCCAGAGTGTATTCCAATTCCACCACATGGGCATATGGTGCCCCTCCTGGGATTTGAACCCAGAACCTTCCGATTATAAGTCGGATGCTCTAACCAATTGAGCTAGGAGGGCTTAACCATAAAAATAAAGAGAAGAGCCTTAACTATTTCTAGTCAAGACCCCACTCTTATTTAAGTGTAATTAAATATTTCTTTTAACCATTTGATCTGGTCTAAAGTAAATCCTTCTTCCAATAGTTCTTCAACTGTGGAATTAGGAATATGTTCTTCATACCATGCTTTAATAGCACCCATATTTTTACACTCCTTTCCATTAAAGAGCGTGTTTATTTCGCGAAATAGAAAAAAGAAAGACACCATGTTTCAGGTGTCATCCTTATATCTTATACGATTTCGATGCCCTCTCGTTCGATCATATCGAGGAAGGCTAACCTGGATTCCATACTATTGTATCTATCCTTGATTGATTCAATGTAATCCTTACGCAAGCCGTATCTGTTATCAACTGCGAATACTCTCTTGATAGAAGGATATTCAATCCTCATACGCATAGCGCATCCTTTCAGTTCCTTAACAGATAGATCCTGCGAATCAATAACCCAATATCGGATGGCACAATATTGTACCTCAGGTCCTCCAATTCCATACAAAATGATCTGCTTATTTTTCATGCAAGTCATCTCCTTTCATAAAAGAAGATGTTAATTTCGCGATTCAAAATGGAGTCTCATCAGGATATTCTTCTTCGGCAAATCTAGCCGCAAATCGATCTACATTCTGAATAACTTCAATGGATTGTAGATATGCGGTTCGTCCTGTTTTTCCGTTTACTTCCCAGTCGTACGGACGAATATCCATATTAGTATTAATAATATCCACATCATCTAAACAACTGACAGATTCTTCATCCAAACGGTTCATCTTTTTGCCAGTAACCAAATAACAATGAGGACCTCTCTCGCTGAATTTAACTTTAACTGGCAAATACATAAACGGTACATCACCCTCATCTCGAGGCGGTTTAATTTTTACATTCCAACCCTCTTCAATAAGTGCATCAGCTACGTCCTGACTATTAATGACAACTGCAAAATTACGGTCACCTTCTCTATTAAATTTGGAAGGTGCACCACTAAAATTACGATAAATGATACGAGCTTCGTCAATCTGAAGGATACCTCTCGGTGCAAAAGTTACGTTCATATTTTTAATCTCCTTTTAAATAAAAATGAAAAATGAGGAGCCTGAGTTATTAAACACAAGCTCCTTTTTGTTAACCAAAAATATCGTTTTTGTGAACTTTGAAGTAAACAAACTCTACTACATCAGGAAGATAATCGGGTTCAACTTCATCCGAAGTCTGATATCTTTTGGCAATGCAGCCAATACCGTTTACATCCTTATAAACAACCGTCAGTTCGTCGTCGACAACGCCTCTCCAACAATGGTGTTCATCAGGAATATAAAACGTAGTTCCAATGTCTGCATTAATAAGATCGTTAATATAGATCTTCAGATTCTTTTCGCCTTCTTCATAATTCTTCCATTTAAGAATGTATACAGGTTTCTCTTCAATAAATTTCACTTTTTCAAACATAATATATACCTCCTTTGGTTTCTCATAAAGGAGTATGTTAATTTCGCGTTTATAAAAAGAAATAAGACGCCTAGTTTTCTAGACGCCTTATATCATTAATGAGGACCGAACTCAACAACTCTTTTTGTAGTATTCTGCTCATTATTCGTTTCATTATCTGGAATAAACTCCTTGCGTTTATCAAACAAAGTGCTCTTTGAAATAACTTTACCAAGCGATTTGTCAAGATCTCGTGCAATGGTCCAGCCCAGATATAAGCCGAATCCAAATTTGATACTATATTTCAGTTTCATAAATATCATTCCTCCTCATAATATCGTGTGTAAATTTAGCGAACATCAAAAGGAGTAACATCATCCCAAGGAGGTTCTGATGTCTGCCATGGAGAAATATAAGGATCATCTGAAACAAACCATTCAAAATCTCCATATTCAGAAATAGTATCTACAGCAGCATTGATGAGTTCATTATAATATTCCCGATCAATAACATCTTCTTTATTGATGGATTTAACTGTCTCGGATTCAAGCCAACGATATCCTTTCGATCCAGTAGCAGCATATTTTTTATTGTCATTAACACGATATAACATACCGCCATTGTATCCAGATTTAATAGGACAGAATTGACCTACTCGTCCGACAAAATGAAGATCATGACCATCGTCAATCAATAGACTAAGTTCTTCAATCCGTTTGCAAATAGGTTCGCCGTCGGGATCATTAGGGTCTAATTTATTAAGCTGTTTCATGAGTTTTTCCGATTCTTTTTCGTATTCAGTTACATCAGGAAGATTTTCATTGAAGTCCAAATATAAATCACCTTTGGATACAGCGAAAGTTTCGCACATGTCTTCAAAGACAATATCTTCATGACTGAACAACTTTTTGAATAAATATGGAACAGCAAACTGCTTACCAGTAGCCGTCCATTCTCCGGCATGTTTACCATCCTTATATTTAGCGATATAAACTGCATCGTTGACTAAACACATTCGATCATATGTGGCCTCATGCTCAAACGTATAACCATATCGTTTGCCAAAGTCCATAACAAACTGAATAATATCAGGAGTTGCATCAGGAATTTTAATTGAATCAGTCTTAATATGAGCTACAGTGAAACCTCGTTTTTGTACCTCATGTTTAAGATCAATCATAAACAAAGCTCCACGTTTGGCTACAATATTGTCCTTGTTTCGGATATCACGAAATTCATTGTCAAAATTCGCAGCAGTCAAACCGTATACAGAATTAATAGCAGTCTTCAATGCATCTGCAAGTTGTTTTGACGTCATTTCACCATCTTGTACTTTCTTAATATAAGGAGTCAACTTTCCGTCCAGCATATTATTAACAATATCCCATGCTTCATGTTTAATGTTAACTCGACCCTCTACGATTTCTCGGAAAGCTCTTGTGAACTTAGGTCCAAATAAACATTCAGCAATTGTACTATGAGGATGCATAGAAGCAATATCAAGCAATGCTACGTTACCGTGAATACCCGGTTCTGCATACACATAACCGCCTTCTCCCACTTCTTCATCACGATATGTTGACACACCGCCTTCATATTTATACCCTGGAAAATATGGTAGAAGACTTTTAGCCTCGCCATGCGGTTCCGTCATCATCTCAGGACAAGCTTCTGTTAAAAACTCTTTTACCTCAGCATCCAATTCGTAGACAGGCTCTGCCAAATTTCTATAACAGAACTCACTTTGGGGATTTTTATTTGTCCCGAAAATGATTCTAGTAGTGAGTGTATTTGTTGTATCATTGACAGTTAAACCTGCTAAATCAGCTAGAATTTCTCTAGCAGTCCAGTCAGCAGATAAATAATCAAATGCCGCTTCCGTCGCAATAACATCATTATCGCAATACTCAGCTACTTCAATCCATTTTTCTTCTGGTACAGGTTTATCCCAAGGTAAACCTAATTCTTGGTGATGGATACCCATCTCAATTTCAAGCTTTTTAAGCGATTTCTTATTACCGGCAGAAGCAAAATCATAAATATCAGTGTATGAAATATTATAAGCTTCTCTGAAGAATGCTCTTCTGTCATTACTGATAATCTTTTGGGATAAATTATATAACTGCTCGTTGGTATAACCAATTAGCCTACCATACAAAATATGATTATCATACCGTCGACAGTTAAAACCTACAAGTTTAAATTTTATAAGTTCTTCGATATCAGACGGGGATGGATTAATCATTCGTACAACAGGTTTGCCTTCCCCCCGGATTTTCCAATTTACCAAAAACAAGTTTGGAAATACTTCAACGTCGTAAAATATAATCTCCCCATCAGAATCAACATTAACTGAAGGTTCTTCTGATTTGAATTTCATCTTACTGACAAGTTTGATACAATAATCAGATTGGTTAGTACTATTTGCAGCAAATGCATAAACAGCATTTTTCATATCAGATACGTCGTAAATTAGACCACTAGAATATGCATCATTTAAAATTTTATAAATAAAATCTACATTTGGTTTTGTAGCTACATGAATTTCTTTATTCAGACATCTTTTAATAGTTGTCCGAAGACCTTTTTCTGTTTGCACAACATTTTTGTTTATCATTTTTTCTCCTTTCAAAGGCAGTCCAGAACTAATGGTTGCTATCATAAGATTATTACATTTAGTAAGCATTCGTCGAAGTGAACTATTGCCGTTGAATATCTTAATTTCTATGTTATCATCATAAATACGGCTAAGTTTAGACGCATCACCAGTATAAATATAGTGTAGATGAATGCCACTACCACTTTTGCTAATTTCACTATAAGTGGGAGGCCAAGCAGAAGCAGCAGTAAGATTAAGGTCAAAGTCTTTTTCTCCTTTTTCGTTTTTAATATCAAAATCGATAACGATATGATTCTCTGGAACTTTGACATAATGAAGTTTATGTGTATCAAGTTCTGATAATTTTGTAGTTACATTATTCCAATAATTTGCTGGTGTACCATTTTTTGAAGAATATTGTGCGAGACAATCGGCATATTCCTTATCAAATATGGACTCTTGCTCTTTAAAGTCGATGAGTTTAATTTTGTTTTTCTCATTTTCATTCCCGGGATTTTTTTCAGTTTCAAAATTATCAGTTTTGAATCCTGAGTAATAACTTCTCACTCTAGAACCATCTTCGAGATTAAAACGTTCATTAAATTCTCGAAAATAGTTTTTAAGTTCTTCTTTGAAGTTCTTTTTAGAATATGGATAAGGCACTTTTGCTTCTTCGCAATATACTTTGTACATCTCCCACGCAGCTTTAAGAGTTGTGCCATCCTCTTTTTTGAAAATATGATAAGCGTCAACGACAAAGTTATAAAAGTCATTAGATGCGCTCATCATTGCAGTAGGAATATAATTATCGTAATATCCTGGATCGCTTAAATATACTTCTCTACAATGATAAGCAATTGCCCCCAACTCAAAATTGATCTGTTTTACAACAGTCTTATATTCATTTGGGCTTAATTTATCTCCTGATGGGGAAACATCAATAAGTCTTCGAATAAGACCAGACTTACCATCTGTAATTCTAACCGGTTTATTGGTACCCATGAACAAGAACGACTTAAATCTGTTAGAATAAGTTGATTTAAACTTTTCATTAACAGTCATTAACTCATGAGATACTAAACTATTAAGTCTAGTATTATCCTCGATGCGAGATAAATCACCATCATGTTGGATTGCCACAAGAGGATTTGTTTTAAATGCTTCTAATGCAAAAGAGTTACTAGACGATCCCAATGCTTTCGCATCGAAGACCGAATAGTAACCTTCAAATAATTGTTGAATAATATTTAATACCGTTGATTTACCAGTACCAGCTGCACCATATAATACTATAAATTTTTGTATGGTTTTAGAATCGCCAGAAACAATAGAACCAATTGCCCATTCGATCTTATGCCTTTCATTAGGAGAATATAATGTTGACATAAGTTTATCATAGGCTGACAAATCACCAGCTTCAAGAGGATAATTTAATCTTTTACTAGCATAATCATTTTTGGTAGTCTCGGTATTTGAGAATATCAATGTTTCGTCTAACATATGAAAGGAATCTCTCATTTGTTTTTGAACGTATTTATGCCATTTGTCAATTGAACCGGTATCTGCATCCCACATATACATAACTCTAATCGTTTCTGTAGCTTCATAATCCCCTTGCTTATAAAAATTATAAAGCTCATTATCAATAAGTCGAAGAGCATCTTGTTCATCTGTAGACCACATTTTTTGTTCGTCGTCCCAAATTGCGTAGAAATCGCCACCACGGATCATTAAATCAGAGCTTTTTTTAATTATAAACGTTGGATAGATTTCAGTTACATCTTTTTTAGGATGTCTTATTGAAATCTTCAAAAAATCAATCATTACATTTACCTTTCTCCTTTCGCAGCGTTTCTATCATTAAAATAAATTATCCGATAGTATCCAAATAAAGACAAAGCTGATGCCAGATTTCAAGTTTTCGTAAATCCTCATTACAGTTTCTCACAGTAAATAATCCACCTCGGCCGTTTGGCAAATATTTTCTATGAAGAAATCGATTAATAACTTCGTCTACATACTGGTTATCGTAATTAGAATCATACATCGATCCTAAATCTAAATTTGTGATCATTCCCCAGAACCATTGACCAGTTCTATCACCTAAACGAGCATCATCCATAATAGTTTCTTCGCATCTAATAGCCAGTCCTACCATCATTTCTAGAACGCTACAAGGACCATCCAAATATTTAGGATTGATAGAATATTCATAAGCAAAACGATATCTCAAATCCATACCATCTTCTGCTCGATTCCGATCCTTTCGAATAAAATATACGAATTCAATGTTATGTAATTGCGTAAAGAGTTTTCTATATGAAATATCTTTCGAGAAACGATTACAACACATCAAATCGTATAACCATTCAAAATACTTATTATTAATATCATTCATCGCTCGTCATATCTCTGCAAATCTCGAAGAATTTCGTAATCTGTTTGCATAGCATCATTTCGTACAAAAATACTATTTTCCTCATACTCTCCGAAGTGATCTGCAAAATCCTTTCCGACCAAATCATCAATATCTTCAGGATCAATAGGTTCGTCCATATCATCAGTCAGAACCCCATCTGCATAATATGTTAAACTGATAACATTATATTCATCGTTATCATCGAATTCTTCGGGACTAATCACATAAGGTCTATTATATTCCATATCTAGATCCTCCTTTCTAGTTTTTTCTAACGTATATTTTGTATAGCTATTAGATCTATCTTCATCAGTTCGATCTTCGTCGATATTGAAATACTTATGATCCTTCAAAATAAATTCATAATCTTTTCGCATAGCATCATTATTTACGTTATCATTATTTACGTTATCATTATTTACGTTATCATTATTTACGTTATCGTCAGTAAAGTTTTTAACTGTAGTTGTATCATCTGGTGAATAATTTTCAGCTTGCTTTTTCCGTTTAGAAAACGTCTCCTTCACAGAGTCAATTTCTTCCTGAGCAATCTGCTCATATTTAGTCTTTACCAGTTTCCAGGTAACCGCGGAGCCAATAACAGCTCCGATAGTAAACATTACAAAATTAGCAAATACTTTTTTCATTTTAATTCTCCTTTTAGCTTGAATTAATATTTAGATATTTATTATCGTCTTCAAATTAATATCCAAACAACCACGGATAATTCATCATATCTTGCCATGGGTTATCAGTGAAAGGACTATTTAGTCCAAAACTTCAAAATTCATCAAGAATATAACCGTCAACATTGAAATCAAGCAGTATAGATCTTTCATAACCGTTCACGAAATCGCGAGCCTTTTCGTTATAAATATCATAGATTCCGAAATCCACATAATTTTCTCCGGTAGGATTTTTTTCATTATAGATCCAACCGACAACCTGACCAGCCCCGGTTCTAGGAATACCAAGCATATCGTATACTTCATTCAAGAACAAATATCCTTTAGACTGCAAGCGTTCGTTTGCATAATCCTGTTGACGTCTCAGGAACATAAGATTATGTTCAGGATCTTTACACCAACCAGTGCAACCATCGTCATAGAATTTAGCATATTCGCTAATATCTCTACCTGTAACTGTATTGACTGTTTTGTTTACTGTAGATTCAGTGCCGTCGTCATTGGTGACTGTTTCTTCAATATCTTTTGCTTTAATGTTATATTTCAACTCACGATCGAGTCCTTTACCAAATCGTTCAACAACACGACTTCTATAATCCTTAAAGCCCTTATCTACAGCTTTATAAGCAGCAGCAAGAGCCAAATTTCTCTTATGCAAAATATTGTGTCCGTTAATAATGGCACCAATGGATATTGCACCAAGAATTACTGCTGGACCGTAAAGCTTTGCTAATTTAACCCCGGTCTGAGTATAAACAATAGTAAGATCCTTTTTAGAATCTTCTTCTGTATATTTTTCAGAGAAGCCTTCTGTTTCTACATATTTATGGATCTTATCAATATTATCCTTAGACTCTTCAAGAATGGTGTTCAATTTAGTAGTTGCTTTACATGCCATAACAGCACTAGCAACTGTGCCTGCGATGCCCGCGACCATCAAGATTTCGGGGCTATGCTTTTTAAATTTCAAACCAACTTTGTGGAAAGTTCTTGCAATGTTGTTTTTCATAATTAGTTATTCTCCTTTTTAATAATATTCCATAGAGTATTTACACAAATATCTAGATCATAGTTATCAATTGTATAATCTACATATTCATCTACCTCTGCAAAACATTCGTCATCTGTTTTGATACGCTTATATACGTCATCAAAATTATCTCCACGATCAAGCATACGATACATACGATGCTTAACATCGACTCTAAGTCTTACAATCACCGTTTTTTTTGGACCGTGATATGTTTCTTTAAAATATCTAATGCCTGCTGGATCAATAACATAAATATCACTGTTATCAACCTGATCCTCTGTAGCACAATATAAGTTTTTGTTGTATCTTGTGAATGCCACAACATTTTCAAGTTTATCAAATTCTTCTTCAGACACAAAAATATGACCAGGTTCATTTGGATATCTTGGTTGTCTTGTGGTATAAGAAAAAACTTGATTCAAATTATGTTCTTCGCACAATTTGTTAGCAACTGTTGTTTTGCCAGATCCAGATTCTCCAACTAATAAAACAATAGTATTCATCAATACCTCCTTAATCGATAGGAATAGCACGAGGCAGTTCAAGAATATAACCGCCTCCTCGTTCTCTCACTACTTTTGCATTACGAATATTCGTCCAGCCGTATTTGTTGTCGGTATATGCGCTGCTTTCGCCAACTAAATCACACAAATCTGCGACTGTAACCATTCCGTACATATCAATAAGCTCATCCATGTGAGTTAGCACTTCTTCTGCTTCGCCGCGACTATCCAAAATGAAATCTCTATCAAACGAATATCTAGGTTTACTTCTAGACTCGTCTCTCCTATTATCTCTATCATAATAACTACGATACGAAACTCGATCAGAAACGCCAGAACGTTTTTGTCTGCTAGTCGATCCATAGAGGATCATATCGATACCATCTCGAACAATATCAGAAATTGCCTTCTTTATTGCTGGAACTAACACATCCATAAAAACGTAGCTTTTAACATTAGCAGCGTCCTCTGAAATAAAAACATCTTTAAATTTTGCTACTTCACTCTTTTTCTTTGATCTAACTTTACCAGTGACTACTTTTTCTACTTTTTTACATTGATCTTTTTTAATATCTAATTTATGTTCAGCCATTCTTTATCCTCCTTAGATAAAAATAAAAAAGGAAAGCACCCTGTTATGGATGCTTCCTTATGTGTTGGAACTTATTCGTCTTCATTTTCTTCTTCAGTTTCGTTATTAGTATCTTCATCTTCTTCATCAGTAACGTCATCCAGATAATCGTAATCATATCCCGAATCGTCCTTAGTTTCATCGTTATTGTTTGTTACCACTTTTCCGATAAGAATAGCTCCACCAATTGCAACTGCTCCGATAAAGGCTGCTGCTGCAACAACTGCCTTACCAGAACTCTTCATCGTGTTAACAATCTTATCCATCATAGTTTCCTCCTTAACGTTTACCTCTGCCTCAGTCTCTTCGGTTTCGTTTTCAATAATAGTTCCGTCTTCGTCCATGACAATAACTTTCTTTTCTTCCATAATAATTCTCCTTTAATAAAAATAGTTTTACGGATAGTTCCTCATAATACAGCGTGTAATTTTCGCGCATTTAAAGAAACTTAGAATATCCATAATTTGGAACGATTTCATATTCAACAGCTACACATGGAGTACCATCGCTCGCAAGATGAGATGAAAACTCTAATTTAATAAGACCGTCGTCTATATTCCATCCTAATTCATCACCGATCCTAATATGATCTAATCCTAATTCGTCATAAAACTCATTAAGTGAAATATACATGTCACTTAACATTCTTCTATTTAATTCATTTTCAGCTTTCTTAATAATGTCCATATCAGATCTAAAGTAGCGACCAGAAATACTGTCAAAACATAAAGTGTTTCCTTTTTTGGTAATAATCACTTCATTATTATTAACCGGCTGCTTTTTAATTTTATCTTCTGTTACTTTCTCTCGGATTACTTTTTCCTTCTCTTTACCAATCGTTTCAACGACTTTATCTTTATATTCGGTCAAAGCTGTTTCGGATAATTTATAAGCAGCGGTTAGAGCAGCATTGCGACGAAAATTAACTGAACTTGCCCCAATTAGACAAGCAATAGATACTGTTGTTGTAACTGCTACTGGAATATAAAGTTTCCAAGTTGTCTTTACAACCTCCATCTTAGTAAAAGACTCATTTTTTTCTTTTTTGGCCTCTTCTAATAAACGTATTGCTTTAGGCGTTGCTTTTACTGCAAGTACACTAGCCGTTACCATTCCTGCAATACCGATACCGGTTAAAATTTCTGGACTACGTCTGGAAATACTTGTGGTTACTCGTTTAGTTAATTTAGTTAAATCATTTTTGTTCATGTTTATCTCCTTTCATTTAACAAAAGAAAAAGAGAAAGCCAATGACTTCCTCTTATTTTTTTCGAAGGTCTTTCTTCAATTCATTTAATAATTCATCTTTCATCGCCTTTCTATTGTCTGACTCAACTTTACTAGATAGTAACGTTCCCGCTACACCAAGTATCGTAACTGATAAACTTAGAATTTTTGATGTGTCGAATTTAATTCTCATAAATATCATTCCTCCTCATAATAGCAAGTGTAAACTTCGCGCTAATATACTTATTAATTTCATCGTATGTATACTAATCATTAATTATTCTTATAGTTTACAATTGGAGATAATTGAATATAAATAATAGTACACTCTAAACCGTCATCCATTGTTACTTTTTCATGTCGAAAGTCGATCCAAGAACTTAAATGCATCTTAAACATTTCGTCAATACACCATCCAAGTTCATTACCGTATTCAGTTAATGGAATATTCAAAAAGTCATAGAACTGATTTAAACATACATATGAATTATTTACTAGATTTCTATTGAGTTCATATTCGGCTTTTAAAACATTCTCGATTGTCGATTCGAAATATCGTCCAGAAAGTTCATCATAAAATAGTTCTTTTCTGTCATCTACTTGAATATTATTTTTTATATATTTTTCTTTCACTAATTCTTTACAAACCTCTTTGTTTGTATCTGCACCGTATAATTCTTTAACCTTCTTTCTATATTCTTTGTAAGAATTATCTAGTAATGCATAAGCACTCATCAAAGCTATCTGCTGACTCTTATTTAAAATATTTGCACCAAATATACAAGCAATTGTCGATACTCCAGTTATGATCGTTAGAATATAAACTGGTACAGTGGTCTTCACGACCTCTATCTTGGTAAGAGACTCGTTTTTTTCTTTTTCAGCATCTTCTAATAAACGTATTGCTTTAGGTGTTGCTTTTATTGCCATAACCGATGTTACAATTACACCAGCACATCCTATATATGTTAATATTGTGGACGCATTTCGTTTGAAAAATATTTTTGCGTTCATGATTTCTAACACCTTTCAAAAGAGATAAAAATAATAGAATAAGAATCACAGGGCTTAAACCTGCTCCGCATTTGATACTTGTTACGGCTTGGCCTCTTCCAATCGAGGTAATTTCCTTATTCTCTCATAAAATAACGTGTTTTCTTCGCGAAAAGAAAGAGTCCTTGTTAGGACTCTTTCTTTTTCTTGATTCTGATAACAATCATTTCATCTTCGATAGATGCCATAAGAATAAATTTCTCAGGATTATCCATTACCTCTTTAATCAGCGATGATTTCTTTTCTTTTCTCTTCGTTAAAGGAAACAACGCCAAAATTCGATTTAAAATACCCATAATAAATTCCTCCTATATGGTTTCTCATAATATGAAATGTTTCTTTCGCGAATAAATATTATTAATATATATAATTTGTCTAAGCAAAAAACAAGAGGCTATGTTTCCATAACCCCTCATTTTTGGTAATCACTTAACAAATTTTAGAAGTTGTCTAAGTGCGCTTCGTCCTCCTTCTGTCGTGAAAGTCCCTTCTCTTTCAAAATTCACTGATGCAATGAAAGCAAGTCCCGCAGCAATAAGTTGCATCGAAGCAATACCTACCGTTGTCCATACAGTAATATCACGAGATCTTTTTTCAGTTTTAATCTGTTTCTCTTTTAAAATATATTCATTCGTTTGAATATTATCTTTAAGAGCTAGTTCATCAGCTTTATTATCGATTTCGTTAATTCTATCAACAATTTTCGTAATTCCTTCTACAGTAATTCTATATTGGTCACTTCCTACTTCCATTTTTTTCAGTTCTTCCATCTCAGATTCAAACTCTTCAACTAGAATACTTCTAACGCTCATTATAATTTCCTCCTTTGTTATAGCGTTCTCATAAGATAATATGTTTTTTTCACGAATGATCTTTATATAAAATAATTTTATTCACTTTCAACAAATTATCGTCTTGAGCTAAAGCTACATTAACCGTATAAAAACCTTCTTCATCTTTATACGGTTCTATTTTAAAACGTCCGTATCCAGTTCTCCATCTAAATATAAACTGGGTTAGAATAGAACCAAATGCCACACCAATTGTAAAAATTAAATAGTCCATATTTTCTCCTTTCGTTTTCAAAGTGTTTTTCAAAAAATCAAACCCGGGAATTTTTTGACTTTACAAATATAATTTTTTTTTCGAGTGATCTACGTACGGATTTTAACCTAGATTAAAAATAAAAAGAAGAGTCCAATTTGGACCCCTCTTTTGGCTCATTTCTTAAACTTACTTTTAACTTTATCAACAACTTCCTTTCTCATGTCCTTAGGCAAATATGCTGCAATCATAACTCCGCTTACCACAAGATTCGTTGCAATCGTTCCGATCCAAACACAATTCGCTTGCTTCTTATAGAAACGTCCAGCTTCCTTATAGTCCTTAAAAAATTCTTTCATGATAATTTCCTCCGTTAAGTTTATGTATTTTTCCATTAAAGAGCGTGTTTATTTCGCGAAATAGAAAAAAGAAAGAGCCAATGGCTCAATCTTTCTTAAACTTATTTTCGATGTTTCTCTTCATTTCGTTTGCTTTTGCTGCTACTGCTTCTCTAACTTCAGGAATGGTCATAGTCGTTGCTGCGAGTGTAATCGCAGGAACAATAATCTGACCGATCCAAAGCCGTATTTCACGACTAGCTTCAATGTGCTTATACTTCATGTTGAGATCCTCCTTAAATATGTTTCTCATAAAACAACATGTTTTTACCGCGAAAAGAAAGAGAAATATATTATTGGTTTTATAAAAGACAAAAATAAAGAGGCCCTGTCATAATAACGGAGCCTCTTTTTCTGATTAGTTTTTGTTATAGTCTTCCATTTTAGTCTCTATTTTTCCAACACGATTATTCAGATTATCAATCTGTTCACCGTGTTTTTTTATTCTTTGATTTTGAACATCATTATCATTACGAAGTGCATCAATGCAGTCGTTAAGCTTCTGAATGACAACACGCAGATCATTAATCGGCTGAACGAACTTAACAATGACAGCAACAAATCCTCCAAGTGTTATGATTGAAAGAACCAGATACCCTAAGAATTCCACTTCATTCATCAATTCACCTTTATTCCTCTTTTTCTTTACCTTCTACGAACCCAGTAAATGCCTGATGCATTCCTGTCGATGCCAATCCCATAAGTGCGCCATAAACGACGTTTTCAACAGAAATTCCTCCAACCACAGCATTCATGATTGCTCCTGCAAAGGCTAGAATAACAGGAATATCATCATTTGGAATCCATTTAAGGAACGTTGCATGTTTGATAATATAGCCTACAATCAGACATGCAACCATCACAACAAGTACAAAATGTTCGACTAAACTATTAAAATCCATTTTTATCCTCCTTATTGTTTTATTTTAGACATTAATCAATCGCGTATGTAACTGAAAAACGATACTCTCCGTTTTCACCATATCGAATATTAAGACCACCTTTAGACCCTATAGATATTCTAAGAGGTCTTACAAAAGAAGACGACCAATATGCACTAGTTAAAAATATAGAATTTCTAGTCTGTGGAGGCGGAACAATAAAATTATTTAGTATGTTTGCCCAATTAGCAATAGTTTTTTTAATTATTACACCTCCATATACATGACACCATCCAAGCTTTTTCGTAATAATAATAGATCCTCCGGTAAAAACATTAGAAAGTCCAGATGTACTTGCGAATTCATCAGATGTCCACTTCGAACTTTCACAGTTAGTCGAAGTTAATACTGCTCCATTTAACCGCATTACACCATTTTTAAAAATTATTGATGAATTTGGTTCATCGTCACCGGTTTCCATGTCTATATACCGTTGATATATTTTCATATTATATGTTTTAGTACTGGTATCATATCCAGATTCAATTCCATTTAAGATCTGAATATTATTACCACCTTCATCGATTGTCGTATCATTACCTTTAATAGTAATATTTTTTCCAATTAATTCACCATCAAGTGTAAGTTTTTGTCCATTCCAGTCTAATTTTCCTTCACCAATGCTAAAATTATTTCCATCCCATTTTAAATTTCCTCCACCAAGGTTCATTGTACCATCATCCATTTTGAGAATAGAACCTTCTACGTTATTAAGAGGGTTTGTTTCTCCTTGAGGAAGGCTATAATTACTAGATTTAAGTGTGCCACTCATTGTGATATTATTGGCTAATAGTTGGTCAATAAATGCTTGTTTTGCTGCCAATGCATTAATAAAAGCAACATTAGACACTAAATTATTCGTAAAGCTTTCGTCCATATATACTTTACCTCCACGTATCTTAACTTCATCGGACTCAATTTGAGTCAATCCATCAAGCGTATTCGATAAATCTTTAGACTTATTATATGCTACTTTAGCCGCTTCATAACTGCTTGAAAGTGAAACTTCAGAATAAGAAAAGCTATCGTCACCAAAAACAGCACAGTCTACAGTATATAGCTTTTTAGTATCTCCTTCTGTATAAGCTGGCTCGGTTGTAGTCCAATTTCCGTTTGGGGGATATGTAGTTGGTTTAGCTGGTTCAGATAAGGTGGCACTTTGTAAAAGATAATACTTATAGACTGCTTTGATATCAATGACATCAAATAGCGTTATCTGAGCTTTTGCTTTTACCATTTTGAATCACCTCTGTTATTGCTCTAACTGACAAGTGAATACTTCTGCATTAGTAACGGTATTCGCGGACACAGACAGTGTTTTCGCCGTAGCAACAGCAGACGTACTATTTCCACGATACCACTTGATATACCCAAGATCTCCACATTTACCGTCGTCCGAAATTTCTTGTTCAACGCTACCTTTATATACGTGCGCAGTTAATACTGTGGAACCGGAATTATTTTTGAATACCGTTCCATTAGAAGAGGTAATGGATAGAATGATGGCATCCTCTCCATTAACCCCATCAGTAGCTTTATAAGACACACTATAAGACTCAGTAGAATTACCATCAGAGTAATTAACAACAGTTTTGGTCCAAAGGAATTTACCAGAAGGAACAGCAGGAACAGTAGTGCCCCAAGAACCGGTAGGCTTAGTAGTACCACTATCACCAACTTGGTAAGTAACACTTGTACTACTTACTGTTACAGAAGTTCCGTTGTTTCCATCAGTAGCTTTATAAGACACACTATAAGACTCAGTAGAATTACCATCAGAGTAATTAACAACAGTTTTGGTCCAAAGGAATTTACCAGAAGGAACAGCAGGAACAGTAGTGCCCCAAGAACCGGTAGGCTTAGTAGTACCACTATCACCAACTTGGTAAGTAACACTTGTACTACTTACTGTTACAGAAGTTCCGTTGTTTCCGGCCTTCGCTACTGCGAAAGAAAATTTCTTATTAATAGTAATACCATCTACACTAATAGGAATAGTGGCTTCACACGATTCAGAAATAGTAGCATTCGTTGTAAATGTAATTGTAGGCGTAGCTGTACCGCTGTTTGTCACAGATGCTGTGATACCAGGAGGACAAATAATGCTGTCCTCATTAACGATTACAGACATGCACTGATTTGTACCACAAAAAGCCACGACCTGAGTGATACAAGAATTTCCGGATTCCACACCAGCATTGGTACCAACAAATGTATATGTTTCACTTGTCAAAATTACAGAATAAGCATCTGTCAAGTCCGCAATGGTTAATTGACCTAAACACTTAACTTCCATTTTGATTTTCCTCCTTTTAAGCAATTAATTCGCATATGAATGTGATTTTTGTATCTACATCCTTAGGTGACAAAGTAAAAGTAAAGCCATCGGCTCCAAAACGACTATCACTAGACGAAATAATTCCAAACGACTCATCATCTAAACGTTGCCACTTCCATTGTAGATATGCGTTTACGCCAAAGACAGCCTTCATTGTAGCACTATCTACAATTCGTTGTGATCCATGGTAGATAACCGCAGATAAAACCGTCGGTAGACTATCTTTTTTAAATACTGTCCCTCGAGAAGACTCAATATACAAAACAGTTGTGATTTCATCCTTCAGTGTATCAAATTTGCCTTGGATATCATTGATTGCATCTTCTACATTCTTATTACCAGAACCAAATGTGATTGTTTTGGCAGAGATGTCAAGCTTGTAATTACCTTCAGAATCTTTGAAATACTTGATATAACTATCACTATCACCGATCGAAATTTGTCCATCGCTTCCAAAATATAAACCTCTTGTTGAATTATCAATAGATGCTTTTACGCCAGAATAGATCGCATCATTTCCAATTTTAAATCCACCAATTGTAGCATCAAATGCAACCAAATCATCAACATTGATTTTACTTGCTGTAATCGTGTTTGCAGTTATTATCTGACCATTCAGACTATTATATTCTGTTTGTTCATCCTCGGTTTTAACACCATCGGTATTCAGTTTATAATAAATACCATCTGTTCCTTTTATTACCAACTTGTCAGCAACAACAGTTCCACCTTGAATAAGTTCTCCCTTAATTGTAACACCGACAAGCATTCCAGTAATGGTTCCATCACCAATGACCACATTTTGAATTAAACCAGAATTAGCATAGAAGGATTCCATTGTGGCTTTACTAATATTCGAGAAGTCAATATTAGCATATTTACCTTCGATATCTTTTGCTGATAATTTTTCAGTATCTAGTTTTTTAATATTAGCTGTGTTTGCTGATATATCGCCTTTAATTGTCACATTATCAGCTTTTAAATTAGTAATATCAGCATCGTGAGCAGTTAATCCCTGACGAATAATAACGTTATCTGCCTGTAACTTAGAAATATCACCTCTTACAGCTGTAAAATCTTTTGTGTCGACCTTATCAGCAATTACGATCTCAAATTCTGAGATCTTTGTGCCTAATTCAATAACGTCATCAGTTCTGGCTGCTGGTGAAGAAATATTACCGGTTACCGTTGCAGAGTGGTCCTTAATCCGAACAATCACTCTTTCACCAGGCTTTATATCTGCTGTTTTAGACACAGGGGTGAGTACATCAGACCCGTCTAATTTTACATAGTTTACCCCATCATATTCAGTAACTGTTCCATATAACGTCTCTTCCCTATTTTCCACTTCAGGAGCTTTTGTGATCTTAGCAAACAATGATACTAATTCATAAGATAAAGCCATTTTGAACTCACCCCCATAACTTAACTGTAAACACAGCTTTTTCTGTAACAGGACATCCAGCTTCACATTTGATTGATTGACTTATCACTTTTGCTTTAATATCGACAATTCCAGCTTTAGAATAATTTAACCTAACACAATCACCTAAACGAACTGGACAGTATCCATGAGTATAACTAACGGTATACTCCAATGACGACAGGTTTTCTAATAGTTTTTCAGCATATTGTTGAATATACTCTTGTGTTGGATCGCCAGCTACTTCTGGATCAGTTATTCTTTTAATTATTTCTCGTCCACGATTTACGGTTGAAATGGGGCTGTTTGGATCATTGTTTACAACTTTAGCATAAAAATGTTCATAACTGTTTGAATATACTACTTCCACCACATTGGGAATCCCATAAAGATCACGATCAACTGTAATTTCTGGATATAGAATAGAACTATTACCATCGTCATACGTCCACATCGGCTGAAGAGAAGCTGTATCCTGTTCAGGTAGAAAAATAATACGCCCCATCTCATCCAGTCCAAAAGTGTGTTTTGCATTAGCGATAAGATCTGTTGTAAATGTAAGCCATGTGTCACTTGTGTTGGCTACGAAATCTGTAACTAATGTCTTATCATTTGAAGAAATAAACGCTACTGGTGCTCTCACCTTATCTCTTACTAAATTGCAAGCTTGGGACATAATGTTTTGTCCTTTAGGAATAAAAAATCCAATTGGAGGTTGATTTTCCTTCAATTCGATCAATGGTGTATAAGCATCTAATGATACGGTGGATACTTTTCCATCAAACGTTGTAGAAGGAGTTTGAACCATGAATACACCTAAAGGATGCTTTTCTTGCACTCCATTTTGATTTGTAATGAGATAAATTCTTATATAGCATTCTTCTATAGTACCTGTTACGTCAATTGCAGCAGAACCTAATGTTTCAGCACTACTATCTCTATTGATTGTACAGGTTTTGACATTGTCAAGCTTTTTAGTATCCATCCAAGTGTCAGGATCAACGATATAATATTCAAACGTTTGTTGCATTGATTCTTTCCAGTTTGGCATACTTACATCCCCCCTTCTACTCTGGTGATAGAAAAGGTCACTGGGATTGTCAATTCGCGATGTTTCTGGCTCATAGAAACAGAAATACTTGCCCAATAGCCACTACCGGACGGTTCACGCACATAAACGTCACCCGCCCAAATAGCAAGACGTCTTAATGCGTAAAGTGTCTCTGTATCATTTTTAGGAATATCTACATTCCAGGTAGAGGTGCAACCAAGTTGGGTTCCATAATAAGATACTGGATGTGAACGCCCAATATACTCAATCAATGCAACATCAACACTATTAGTATCAGCGACATCAATATTATACGGAAGTTTCAACATCTCTCCTACCCAATGTGGCTCTTCCTGCTCATCTTCACCAGAAAATGTTAAAGAGTCCCACTTTTCATTCCAAGATATAACAACAGCCTTTTCCTCGACAGGATATTCAGGTAAATCATAGAAACTGATTGCTCCTGTTGTCAGGGACTTTGCTACAATTCGATATCGTGCATAATCCAAAGACGGATGCGGATCAGTGATAAATGTACTTGCTGAATTTGGTGCGTCTTTTATGATCTCAACAAATCTGCCGTTGTACTCTTTTCGGTATACTGATAATACCGTATTTTCTACCAAAGTTCCTTCTTCTGATTCAGCCATATAAAAGTATATGGTCACTCCAGATACAACAGCTGAATATACATCATCGCCAGTATCTGTTTTAGCTCCAGTTACTAAGCTACCTTCAACAGTCGAGATTACTTCATCCGTCGAAGTATATATTCCTGTGGATTCATCGTAGATCACCTTATAACAAGCGGTTGGATAAACTTCGCAATAAGGTCTTAGAATCATAGAAATATTATCGTCATCGATCACCATTGCAGCATTTGGTTCCGCCATTTCATCTGTCCATTTGACATTAAACTCAGCATTCTCTGTAGCAGTTAAACCAGAATTCATTGTTGATACACAAACGACTTTATAACCAATTCCATTTTGAAGGTCGATGTTACTTGCAGATAATTCAAGCAGCAAATTGTCTGAAATATCTATGTATTTTTGATACACAATATCTCCGGCTTTAACTCTCTTATTATTCCCAATATCGTCGATTGTGTCATACCATTCCTTTTCTGACGTTGTTTGGCTGAAATCTGAGGCTATAATAGTCACTTGATATCCAATTACTTGTTGTGTATTCGGTCCAGGAATAGCAGAAATATAGAACGGAAACGATGTTATAGTTTCTAATGTTGTAGCATTATTATCAGTTATATTTAACACCAATGTAGGAGGCGCATAAATATCTATAGTTCTTTGCACAGACCATTCACCGTATTCTTTTGTCACACCAGCTGTTCGAACCCGCCATTTTAATTGTGCACCTTCAATATATTTTGAAGTATCTACCGGATAAGAGCTAATTTTATCTTTTTCGTCTTCATCTGTAGAATTTTTAATTTCTTCTGTTGTGGTATTTCCATTTATGGTCAATTCCAATTCACCGAATGTTTGAGACGATCCATCCTGAGAATTGTGGACCCAGTAAAGCACCAGGCTCCCCCCAACTTTTGCAGTAGTCGTAGAGGACCACGTAGTTGGAGGGGCTGGTACTTTACCAATAATCAACGATTTAATCTCTGTCCAAGTTGATTTTCCTTGACTATTAATAGAACGAACGCGGAAGAAATATTCATAACCTGTTTCTAAACCAGTTATTTCAGCATAAGAATCTACCGATTCTACGGTTGATTGAGAACCATTAGCGCTATTAAAGTCAGTAATATCAGTGGTATACTGAATTTCATAGCTTGTTGCATTAGATACTTTTGTCCACTCGATATAAATCGAAGTTTTTGATAATGCTCTAAGACTGTTAATAGCTGTGGGTTGAGATGGTATTGTATCGACATTACTTGACCATTCAGACCAACCACTGTGTTCTTTATTCCTAATTGCTCGACAGCGAACTTTATATTTATGTCCTAATGTAATAGGAAAAGAATATGCTGCATGATATGTCTTAATTGACGCAATTCCCGTCGCAAATACCGTGAAATTGTCCTGAACAACTTGAAATTCGATCTGCTTTCCATTTACATTAATATTGTCAAGTTCTGCTGTCAAAGTATATTTTTCAATTGTTACAGTAGGTGCCGATGGTTTTGTGGGCGGGTTGCTAGAAAATCTATAATCCGCATATGCCCAATCGGCAACCCACATAGGTACTTTTTTCTTTTTCTTCTTAGTTTTTTTTGCAATAGGCTGGATTTTCACTCTTACCCTTACAGCATTAGAAGGGGCATTATATATGGCTTGCTTTATTTTAACGCTAGTTTCTTCACCAGTAAACCAAACGCCGTCTCCAGTATCATATACCCACTTCACTTTATAGCTGTCTGTATTCTTTTTTGTCCATGACCATGTAACAAAGACGGTTCGATCGGTTTCAGACTGAATCTGTAGCTTAATTTTTGTTACTTTTGCCATATTAAATCCTCCTTTCTACTTTAACTGCTCTAGTAAGTGTTTTTACTGCATCAGAAATGTTACTGCCGTCGTCATAAGTAATGCCTTCAATAACATAAGAAGTATTTCCAACGTTATTTAAATCTTTACGCAGTTTATTAATTGCTGATACTATATCATGTTCAACTCTGTTTTGTTTTCTATGATCCATCATAGAACTAATAGCATCAATATTCGCTGATACACCAACAGAAGGTCCATTGGCGAACATCCCGTTAATTTCACCGAAGGCAGATTTAACATTACTTAAATCCATAACCGGACGAATCGTTGGCTGAGAATCTAATGCTCCACGCATAAGATCTTTGGTATAGCTAACTGCTTTAGTTAATCCCTTCTTTGCGGATGTTGCTATTTCAGAACTTGTTTCATATGCAGTTTTTACATATCCGCCAATACCGTTAACAAAACCAAGGCCAAAGAAAGAACCAATCTTATAACCAACCCTAGAAGGAGAATGCTCTTTTAATTCAGCAGCAGCAGCCCTAGCAGCAGCATTTGCCAAGGCTCTAGCTTTCAAATTTGCGTACCAACTACCAGAACTAATACCTTTAGCGAAGCCAATACTTAAGTAGGAACCAGCATTATAGAAATTAGAATAATACGAACGAATACTACTCGATACCATTTTGAGTATCAGGGCCATAGAGCTTCTTATTTTTCCACTATTCGACTTAATAGAACCATTAAGTTTATCCATAATTTCTTTACCAGCTGAGCTAACAGCAGATTGCTCTGACTTCATACCTTGGGTTATACCAGACATTAGTTTCGAACCGGCATTTTTCATTTTTCCGGAAGAACTGGTTATAGTCTTTAAAGAACTATTTATGTTCACTTTAGTAATTGCATTTACTGCTTTAGTAAATCCATCCGCGGAATTAGATTTGACTCCAGACATATTTTTAATTGCTTTTATAGCGTCATTAATACCAATTGATGCTATCTTTAATTTGACACCGTTTATACTATCTAAAGACTTTAATGCTTTTACAGCTTTATTAGATATTGCAATTGCACCTTCAGTAATATTTGCGATATTAGAAAAATATTCTCTCAATTTATTACCGAATTTCGCTAAGTTATCTCCAAATGGTCCTAATTTGCTAGTATTCTTAGGAGCACTAGAAGCCGTCTGTGCCAGAGATTTCGCTGCGTTAGATACAGCTACGATATTTGTAGATTCGATACCTGCGGTTTCATTAGCAAAGCCTTTTAAACCAGATCCCAATTTTCTTAGACCATCACCGAAACTAGCAACTCCGCTTTCTCCATTAAGCCAAGCTTTAATACCGCCTTCATTGGGTATGGTGTTTGTCATTTCTACTAATGTTTTAGCTGCTTTCGTCGTTGCAGATATACTTTCTGTGTTAATTCCAGAAGTAGACTCAGCAAACCCCTTAAGAGATATACCCAAACGTATTAAATCTGTACCGAAACTAGCAACTCCGCTTTCTCCATTAAGCCAAGCTTTAATACCGCCTTCATTGGGTATGGTGTTTGTCATCTGAGCTAATATTTTAGCAGAATTAGATGCTGCAATTATAGCATTAGAATCAATACCGGTTGTTACTACTGAGAACCCCTTAAGTCCTAAACCAAGAGTAATTAATTCAGAACCGAAATTAGCAATGCTGTTATCACCGGCAAACCAGCCAACTACTCCGCCCTCATTAGGAATGGTATTGGCCATTTTAGCAAGAGCTTTAGCTGCGTTAGATGCAGCTATGATATTTTCAGCTTTAATACCTTCTGTGACAATAGCAAATCCTCTCAGTCCTAAACCAAGAGAAACTAATTCAGAACCGAAATTAGCGATGCTGTTATCACCGGTAAACCAAGCAATTATACCACCCTCGTTGGGAACAGTATTAGCCATTTCAGCAAGAGCTTTGGCTGCGTTAGTTGCTAATATAATTTTAGCTGGATTTATACCACCAATTGCTTCACCAAATCCTCTCAGTCCTAAACCAAGAGAAACTAATTCAGAACCGAAATTAGCGATGCTGTTATCACCGGTAAACCAAGCTTTAACACCGCCCTCATTAGGAACTGTACTTGCCATTTCAGCAAGAGCTTTGGCTGCGTTAGTTGCAGCAATAATATTTTCGGCTGAGATACCTTCGGTAACGATAGCGAAATCTTTTAAACCTATACCCAAAGAAATCAACTCAGAACCAAAATTAGCAATGCTGTTATCACCGGCAAACCAGCCAACTACTCCATCCTCATTAGGAATGATATTAGCCATTTCAGCAAGAGCTTTGGCTGCGTTAGCAGCATTTATAACGTTCTTTGAATCGATGCCTGCGGTTTTCTCAGCAAAGCTTTGTAAACCGGTTCCCAAAGAAATTAATTGTACACTAAAATTAGAAATACTATCATCGCCAGTAAACCAAGCAGCAAGTCCTTTTGGGTTTGGTATAATACTCGCCATTTCAGCAAGAGCTTTGGCTGCGTTAGCAGCATTTATAACGTTCTTTGAATCGATGCCTGCGGTTTTCTCAGCAAATCCTTCAAGACCAATACCTAATGATATTAACTGGCTACTAAAATTAGCTATGCTGTTATCTCCAGCGAACCAACTAACTACTCCTCCTTCATTAGGAATAATATTAGCCATTTCGGCGAGAGCTTTAGCTGCATTAGCAGAGTTTACAATAGAAGCATTATCTATTCCAGAAACACAATCCGCGTAAGCTTTTATTCCTTTTCCAAATGGTATTAACTGATTTGCAAAATCAGTCATCGAATTTCTACCGGTAAACCAATTTGCAATACCATTAATAACTTCGGTTCCAGTGATAAGAAGAATCGCAGCGCATAAAGATTTTATTCCGTCTAATACAGATGGATCTATTTTTCTAGCAGCTTGAATGAATGGATTTAAATTGGTCATAAAATTCGACAAATTAATAGCGACATTCGGAAGAACATCTGTAATACCATTCATAACTCCGCCTATCAAACCGCCAACAAATTTACCAATAGCAGTTCCGATGGATTGGAGTAGATTACCGCCCTTTACAACGAAATCTTGAAGCCCAGGTATTGTGTTTAATACCCCAATTGCAGCTAATACAAGTGCTAATTCACTGACAACTAAACCAATGCCTAACACTCCAGCCATAGCGCCAGGAATAAAGCTTACAATTGCAGATAATGCAACCATTAAGCCGGTCATTAAACCAACTGCAATTATACCTTTTATTAAATTTGTCGTGTCGATATTATTTAAAGATTGAATAACACCGTCAAGTAATTTTCCGACTAAATTTACAACTGCGACAACTAAATCAGGTAATTTATTAGCAATACCATTAATAACCGCAATTATTAAATCGACTGCAAACGATACTATTTGCGGTACATATTTGATAAGTGCTTTTAAAGAATTTATAATAAATAACGCAAGATTACCTATGATTTGAGGAGCATTATTTTTTAACGATTCTAATATTCCAGCAATTAATTTTAAAACGCCGTCAATTATTGCTGGAGCGCATTCAGATATAACATCTACAAGAGATAAAATGTGAGCTTTTACGGTTTTTGCTAAGCCCTCGATAATTTTCGGAAGCATGTCGATCAAACCAGTGACAATTATAGTTAAAGAATCTACAATTGAATGTGCTGTATCTGATCCCATAGCTCCTAATGCAGCAAGTCTAGAAACTACTAAAGATATGGCAATACCAATACCTAAACACGAAACGCTTAATACAAGTAATGATCCGCTTAATGATAAAATCGTTGGAATTAACGGTTTAAGTAACGTGGCAGCTATACCTAACGTTGTAAAAACGCCAACAATGACTATTAATCCTTTAGCAATCGCAGACCAACTTACATTTTGAAGCGTTAGGATGGTACTTACTACGGAAGTTAAGACAGGAATCATACCGGCACCAACCGCAGCTAAACCAACGCCAAATACTACAAGAGAAAGTCCAAGCAAAGAAATAGATCCGCTTAAAGACACCAAAGAAGGTATCAATGGTTTCAATAATTTTGCAGCTGTTCCAATAATAAGAAGTGCTCCTGCTATCGCTGCTAACCCGATAGCTACACCTCCCCATCCAAGACCAGAAATAATCGATATAGCTTTAGCTAATGCCAAAAGAGCTGAAGCTGCAACCAATAAAGATAAAGCGGCAGGAATACTTTTTTGCATCTTGTTAAGTGCATGACTCAATAATTCAAGTGATACTCCAATGCCGACTAATCCAGCAGCTAACTCACCCCAAGATAATTTACCAATAGTTTTAATAACATTAGCAATGTCTAACAGTGCAGACGCTACAGATAGAAGAACAACACTGATATCGATTAAACCGGTTTTAGGCATAGCTTTAGATGCAATAGATACAGCAAGTAAAGAACCTGCAATTGCTGCAAGACCTTTAGCTATTCCTTCCCAACTTAATTTTGAAAAGGTTAATAGTGATTTTTCAAGAATACGAACAGATGTTGCTACAACAAGAAGAATTGCTCCAGTTTTTAATAAACCCTTAGCGTTTTTAATAAAAATTGAAAATATGGATAATTCGCCAAGAATAGCACCTATAGTAGTCAAACCTTTAGCTATTCCTTCCCAACTTATGTTACTTAAATCGGAACAAACATCTGCTAAAATTTTAATAGCTCCACTAAGAATAACAATTCCTAGTGCATTAGTAATTGCTTTTTTACCAAATTTTGCTTTGTTTATAAAAATAGATACCGAGCCCATTAACGTTCCAACACTAATAAGGCCTTTGGCTATCTGTTCCCAAGATAATGCTGCTAAATATGTGCATGCTGTAGCTAATATTTTAATAGCTGTTGCAAATACAACCATTTGCAAAGCTCCCTTAATCGTTTTACTACTATTTGTTGCCAAAGCTTTTGAAGCTAAAACAACGATAGTTGTGAGTCCAAGAACACCAATAATTCCATTTTCTATTTGATCAATCTTTAAACCAGATAACTTTTTCAATGCTGAAGCAAGTACAAGAACTGCTATTGACATTCCCACCATAGAGGTACTTGCAGCTATCATTTTTCCGGAACCTATTCCAAATTTAGAAATCGCAGCCATAGCTCCAATTAATCCACCAAACATTGTAACTATAGCACTTAACGATTGATTAAGCTTTTTAGAATCGATTGTTGACAGAATCAACAAAGAACCGGATAAAATAGAAACAGCTCCAGCTATAGTCAATAACGTTTTAGCTCGTATGTTATCTTGAAACGCTTTAAGCGAATCTTTTACGCCGTCTAAAAGATCCGTCACAGAATTTAAAATACCGCCAGTATCTTCAATATTTGATCTGATATTTTTTATAAAATTAGTAATTGTTAGTATCAAACCACCCAAAAGACCATTTTGAATAGCTTTAGTTATGGTATCGATACTCATATTGTTTACAATATCAGATAATGATTTTCCTAAATTCGATCCGATTTTCGAGACAACATTGCCTATACCTTTAGCTATATTTTTGATAACATCCCAAAAATCACTTAATCCAGAGATTATTCCATCGAAATTGAAACCACTAAATACTTCTCCGATTGCTCCACCAACACTTAATATACCATCAGTAAATCCTGCAAGATTCCCAATCAGACTAACAATTCCAGACGCTAATTTTTTAATAAATGTCCAGCCAACATTTATGATAGAAAATAATCCCTTGAATACTTTTTTTAAATTTTCAGCTTGTGTGTCTGTTAATTTAAAATTCTTTGTTAAATCTCTGATGTTTTCTGTAATTTCTAAAAGTTTCTTTGACGTCATCGGAGGGAACACTTCTCTAAACGCTTCTTTAATAGGTCTTATGATACTTAAAAGTCCTTCGAAAGCATTTTTCAAAGCTTCGATAGCCATCTCTCGACCGCCACCCTTAGCCCATCCTTCGAGCATATCGTTACGTGCTTGAGCTGATTTATTAATAATATCACCGAAATAATCGGATGCTTCGGTCAATAACGACTTGGCTTCTTCAAAGTCACCGACAATAATTTCCCATGTTTGAGTCCAACCAGATTGAGCCGCTTCTTTTAAAGTATCCCATAACTGAGTAAAGGTTTTAACTTTAGTCGCTGCGTCAACGGCTGTCTGAGCAAGTTGAGTAATTTCTTTTGCTTCTTTCTTTGAATATCCTTGTTTAATAAGATCTGCTTCACTATATGCACCAGAAAGCTGACTTAAAGTTTCTGTTAATACCTCAGTGGTAAGCCACTGACCTTTAGTCAACGACTCTCTAAAAGAACCGTATTTTTTAATTAAGGCGTCAACGTTCTCACCCTGCTGTTTAGCGGTTCTTTTCAACGCATCCTGGAAAAGCTGACCACCCATTCCTGCATTAACTACAGAGTTCCAATCCTGGAGCTGAACTTTACCAGCGGCAAGAGCCTGAGAAAGCTGATACATAGCAACAGAGGCTTGCTGAGAGGTCGAGCCAGAAACAGCAGCTAAGTTAGCAATACCCTTAATAGACGAAACTGATTTATCCAGATCCACACCGGCAGCTGTGAACGTACCGATGTTTCTTGTCATTTCTGTAAAATTATAAATTGTTTTATCTGCGTACGTATTAAGTTCATCTAACGCTTTATTAACATCGTTTAATGTACTACCCTTGCTTTGTGTATTTGCAAGTATGGTCTGAACAGCATTAATCTGGGTTTCATATTCCTGAAAACCAGTTTTTACCGGATCTATTGTTAATGCAGAAACAATCCGTTTACCCGCGTTAACCGCCGAATTTGTAATATTAGCTAATGCTGTTACACCCATTACTTCTAAAGCTGAAAATTTACTTCGAACTGACTCTACAGCATTTCCTAATCCCGACATATCGATATTTCTAATCGAATTTTTTAGACCGTCAAGACCCTTAGTTGCTCCTTGTAGATTTAATTTTTCTTTAAGCTTGTCGAGGGTCGACATAGTAGTCTGAACATTACTTTCAAACTGTTTATTGTCGAATCGCATCTCGACAACTTTATTATCAATAGTTGTGCTCATAACTTAGTGACCTCCCTCCAGGCATTTTCTGCGATTTTATCAAAAATAGGCTGGATAGCAGGATTAATATAATCTCTACCCTGTACCCAGCCTCCGGTTCCAGTACCATGTCCATATTGTAAAATAATAGCAATAGGAACTACATTTTGAATGTTCGCATTAAAAAATGTAATAGCCACAGATCCGTTTTCATGAGTTACTTTATAACTCCAAGAATTAGCTGTTAAACCCGATTCTACAGGGGTTGCAGACGCCAGGGCGGCTACTCCTTCTTGACCGTACTTATCAAGATCTCCAATGCGAACAGCATTTTTTACTTTTTCCAAGAAACGGGTCAGCTTAGAGAAGTCGCCCTTTTGTCTGAAAGTTATCATAAGGTGTTACACTTACCCTTTCGTGTTAAATTTCTTTCTTCGAGCAGCATTTAATGCTGCATTCTGTCTCATAATACTTTTCTTACTCATTTTTTTAGACGGTTCATTCTTGATACCACATACACGAATAAGAGTTATAAGTCTGTTCAAATGCCATTTCTCACAATTTTCGAATGGAATATTATATGCTGTCATAGCATAATATATTACTTCTGATGTGAAAATTTCATTATTTACTTTCTTACGAACACCATTTTCTGAAAAAGTTGTGGCAGTCATAGGAGCCATTATGTAATCATTAATCTCTTTTATATTTTCATTAGTTAAAACATTATAAACTTCTGGATCAATATTCTTAGTTAATGTCATGCATTTTATATAATCTAGGATTTCTTCATGGCTTTTTTCTTTGTTTGATAAAAAAGGTTTACACCACTTAGATTCCCATTTAGAAAGAGAAATAAGAGAATGCTCTAATTTTAACGTCTGCTCTTTCGTGGTAACAAATTCTTCTTTTTTTTCATCCCACTGTTCACTGGCAGGTATTGTAATTTGTAGCATCTTTTATCCCTCCAGTATTTTCATAATTAATTCTCAACGATAGAAAGCTGATCAGTATTAGCTTTCTGTTTTTCAGAATCAGCAGGCATAAGACCATTGATAAACTTAGCCGCGGCATCAGCATCAGTTGCCAATTCCATGAATAGAATACTGTACGCTTCGGTCTGAACAAATGCATTAGTAAGTTCTTCAGATTTTACAAAACGTTTACCATCAGCACTCTTTTCACCATAAGCTTTAAGGATAATATCCTTAAAAACTTTAACGATAGCGGGGGCATCCTTGGCATTGACGATTTTAGTAATCATTTCAGCCAAACCGCCTGTAGTGCTAAGTTCCATTTCCATAATCTCTGCCTTAGACAGATTAAAGTGGAAATTTTCAGTTCTTTCTACACCGTTATAATCAGTATAAGTAATAGTCTTCTTAACCATTATGTTTTCTCCTTTCAAAAATAAAAAGAAGGACCGCCAGCTTTCCTGAATACGGTCCTTTGTTGTAGTTTAGATTACCATTTTGATTTTTAGTATTAGCTGCCAGATTTCATTAGTGTGACGATTTCATCAGGCAAGGGAAGACGAGGATCTACTCCATCGCTACCGCCGTTAGTAGTAGGATCTTTACCATATAGAATTTCTTCCAAAGCAGCAAGCTTAGATTTATCAACTTTAGTAGAGTCAATAGTAAGAGTAGCAGTAGGTTTATTATTATTAACATTAACCGGAGTAGTAGATACCTCCCAACTAAAAGTGATAGCTTCCGGAGAGTCATTGATAGTAGCATACGCCTTCTCAGAAGGAGCCGCCAAACAACCATAGATCATGTGCAGTTTATAGCCGTATTCATTACCAGAAACGTCATTACCCACAGTAGTTTTATAACACATACCAAACTGTTTACGAGTCTGCTGACCAATGGTAACACCATCAATAAGAGATGCAGAACCATCACATTCTGCAAATTCATCAGGATAAGTATAAGCTTCCACAGTAGCAGAAAACTCTTCAGTAGACATTAGATTAAGATATTTGATATCGTCGGCGTACAAAGGCGTTGGTTCTGCGCCAGAAGGGGATTCAGTGACCGCAGTCAAACCATTCCAAGCTACACCATTAGAATAAGTGCCATCAGGATCCTTGATGTATAGCACACCATTCTTTACACCAGTTTCATAAATACGTTCACCGGTTTTATCCCATACAAGTTTAGACATAATATTCCTCCTTTAAAAATATAAAGTTAATACGTCATGATTTAAATTGTCAGATTTGAAATGACGATCAAATCTACACATCGGCATTTGTAATATTTTTTTAATCACTATGTTATCCGGTTTTTTATCAATCACCGTAATTTCATAACTAATAGGCAATAAATATGTTCCGTTATTAGCAAATTTAGTATCAATATTTTTCTTACAATATACAATTGCCGGATATTCCATTTTGATTGTTTCTGGAGGCTGATAATAAACACTCTTGCTACCAAGTAATTCTTCTAATTTACTTTGTAACTCAAGACGGGTTCCCATTATACAATCCCCCTATACTTAAAATTAATCTTGGATACTGAACGTCTACGTTTGTAATTTTCCATTTAGCACCCATAAACTTAGCATATCGCATGGCGTAGAAATTATTTTTGGCATATGGATCTGCTATAATACTAATTTCATTAGAAAGATTAATATTATCATTGATCCCGCCTGAATTTTCAAGTTTTCTAGTATTTCGGATTAGGTCTCCATAGTAAGATCGTTCAACAACCTGTTCTTCCCATAGGCCAGGTTCAGTTTCTACTGTATCTATAAAACCGATTATCCCGTACCATTTTGCCATTTTGATTTTTTACCTCAATTAATCAGCAACAGATGCAAGAGTCTTAAGATCGGTCTTTGCTGTATCACTACTACCAGTAGTAGTGGCATAAACAATTTTACCAATGCCGCTAGTAACAGAGAAACCAATGGGAACATAATAAACATCACTAATATTAATGATTGCTCTCTTCAAAAATGCATCCTTGAGAATACTGGTCTTAAACTGGGTCGTACAAGCAGCATCAGCATATGCTTTACCATCAGATCCTTTACCATAAATCATCAATGCAGCAACATTCTTGTCTTTTGCATCATTAAATACTCTTTCCATAGGTTAATCCTCCTTTAATAAAAATATAAACTATGTTAGACGTGTATTGTTAGTTATTCAATGCAGCCTTAGCAGCAGCAAGACCAGGTTCTTCACTCTGAGTTGCAGTACCAGATCTCAGAACAATTGCAGAGAAAGGCTTGATCAATGCTCCGGAGCAACGAGTTTCAATCAAATACTTCTGCTGATTGTAGTCGATATCGAAATCGTCGAACATATTAATGGCACCACCCTTATCTGCACCAACATTATAGTCAGAAAGATTAACAATGATACCATAAACGTCCTTACCATCTTTATCTTTAACATTTTCCATAACCGGAACAGTCACAATTTCTTTTACACGCAGAGCAGTAGCCAGTTCATTCTCAGTCTTATAAAGCTTATGACCGAGAGTATCCTCCAGTAAAAGCATGTCAGTAACAAAATCTTCAGTAGTAAAGAGAATCGGGTTACCGGAACCTCTATAGTTCTTACGAGACTTAATTGCAGCTTTCATGAAATTCTTAGCCTTTTCATCTTCAGTAGAACCAGCAGCAACAGACCATCTGATGACAAACAGATCCGCATCATTCAGGATAGGACGAATATTCTGTTCATTGATCTTATCATCAGAAGAAGCAAGACGACCATCACCAACCAGAATAGCACGAGCAATTTCTTCATCCAGCATCATTCTCATTTCGGACTTGAGCCAGCTGATTACATCGAAATCAGTGATATCAATAATATCATCTCGATCCATCTTCTGCTTCTTATAAATCGTGGTGGGAGTAGTAGATCTCTTGAGCAAGCTAAATACCTCTTCTCTCTTCAACTTACCCTTAATGTAACCTTTTGCTCTTGCTTCGTCTTCAGTAATATCAGCAAATACAGACTTAATACGACTAAACGGAGTATGATGAGTACCACTAATAACCTTATTGACCCAACCTGTATCTCTCTGAATAAAATCAGGAGTAGTATTCAGAGACTTAACATCGGGAAACAGATAATCAATCTGATCGATTCCATAATCTTCTGCATGAGCCAGAAAACTTTCTTTCAGACTTCCGAAACGTTTACCATCAGCAATAATAGTTTCCATATCGGCATGACTGAGAACGTTATCGATATTTTCATCGTTTTCGTATGTGTCAAATACATTATGCTTCATTTCATTTTCTCCTCCTTCTTCGTTATCAGATACACCAGCATCTTCCAATACTTGGCCGATTAATGCATATACTACGGTCTTCTGTTTTTCATTAAGAGTGTTAAACACATCAGCAACGGTTTCTTCACCGTTATTCTTTCTTACATCATTAGACATAGTAATATCCTCCTTCTTTTTTTCAGGTTCGCTTTCACTATCTGCATGATAGAGACTAATATTTTCACCAGTATAAATAACTGCTTCTTCTTCGGACTCTTCACCATGCATAATAACAGATTCAATACTTGCACCAGGATTTGCCCCAGCCAGTACAAGACTTAACTCTCGAATATTACCATGCATAACATTCGGACCCTGCTGTTTCAATTGATTGGCATAAATGGATAATGCATTCACATCACCATGCTGAACTAGCAACTTAGCAGTCTTACCAGACTCAGTTTCATTAAATTTACAATACGCATAAACCCCACTATCTCGATTCTCCAATAACGCATGACCGAGAACTTCATTGGGGTCATTATGCTGATGATTCCACACCAATGGAACGGTCTGTCCGTCATTATTCTTAAATGCATTTTTTCGAATAATTCGTCCATCTGAGCATAACAGATCGGTCCTTGTGGCCCATCCACAAAAATCGTATTTACCCATTTTGAATTTTTCCTCCTTTATTCATACTCATCATATGAACCGTTATTCATTGAATTATTATCAGCTTTATCAGAATATGTGTTTTCCTCTTCATTCGGCTGGCTAATGTTACTATTTATAAGCTTATCTGCTTTTGGATCGTTAGAAGGTTTCATTCCAATAATCTGCCTGATTTCATTTGAAGTCATGATTTCATTACGAGTAAACTTATCTGCAATTTCTGCTATATCATTAACAGGAACCAATTTAAATGGATCTCTAAAGAATGTAATAGACTGTAATTGAGATCTAGCAGTTTTAGATAGAAACTTTCGTTTCATTTCATCAACAATAGCTGAAACGATTGGTTCTATTGTTCGATTATTATAATTAAGCATTGTCTTTTCATCAGCTGTACCGTCTAATACTGTTTGAGTAATACCTAATTGACTATACAGCATATTGGTTAAATACTCTACCTGTTTCATAAGATTGTTTTCAAGCGAACGATTCAACTGAGTAATACGTTCTGTTCCATCAGTATAAGCAATACCGTATTTAGAACTAGACAATTGATTTTCAATATCTTTTCGTCTATTTTCAGCTTGTAAACGTTTAGATTCCGTTTTAATAATATAAGGAAGCTGGATTATTAAATCTAATTTTCCGGATGCCGTTTGTTCATCTGTCACATCCAATAAACTAAGTTTTCTCACCAAACGTTTCATCGTTGAATTAGGTTCGTTTATAACAGCATATAGAGGATTTTCGACAATACCGACAATATTTTTTGGTAGAATAATATCATTCTTACGTCCAATTCGATCATCGTATACTCTAACTTTTACGTGTTCAGGATACCATTCCAAAATTTTACCAGTTCGCATTGATAATATATCATATGATTTAGTAATTTTAGGATTTAATGTAGTTTCAGTCGGAACAATTGCTACGCATCCTTCATCGAGCATAGACATTACAATATCCTGAATAAACGCTCGTCCAGTTTGATCGATATTTGCCTCTACGTTAAGGCATTTATTCATATTAGAATCTATGATTTCAATGAATCTATCGTTTTTATCTAATCGACAATGCTTAATCCCAATAGATGCAACATCTAATGCTATTCTATTATAAACAGCAGTAACTATTGAACGTTCATTACCTCGCGTAAATCTAACTCGATCCGGACGATATGCATAACTGGTACCAATATCTTTATAACTATTAGTAGGATCTCTATTTCGAAATGCATCCCAAGCATGTTTCAGCCTGGAGCTAAAAGAAATTTCCATTTTGAAGTTCCTCCCTTATTTTCTAGATACGTTTCTCTACCAAAGTTAATCCACCCCATATATCTAATGCATCTTGCGTCTTGTCTTCTCCTACTTTTTGGTATCTGTTTTTTTCAAGGATAATATGATGTATATCCGGAGAATTACCTACAAGTTCAGCAGTTATCTTCTTAGCGCCATATTTTTTAGCAATTTTTTCACCCTGCTTTGTTATGGCACTCATATAGCCACGGCCTCTATATTTATTTTTGGTATCTACCCAACTAACATTAAATTCTGTAGGGTTTTAAGATATGCATCATAATTACCGACTTTTTTACCGTTAGATTGATATACGTCATACGCTAATGTTTTATCTTGTTCTTCTTTTATTTTGGGGCTTATTTTTCTTAACACTTTACCTAATCCGGATTGCTTTTTTCTTACCATTCTAATCTGTTCTCCAGATTTAGTTTTAACAGTATAACTTTCTCTATTGTCAGAGATATCTCTTTTCTTCCTATGACCCCACTTCATACCTAAAACTCCGTAGTGATAAAGTTCATTTGGATAATTATAAGTCCACATTAAATCACCTCTATTCGAAAGCTTCTCGATTAAGTTTAAATGCCACATAGGCGTCCATCATTGCAGCAACAGCATCGATTTTTTGATCGTATCGTTTTTTTAACAATTTTCGATTACCATTAGTATCTTCCAAAGTTATACAATTACCCATAGCAAATGTCATTAATTCTTCGTCGAACAAAAGAAGCCTCTCTTCTGAAAGTTTTTTTAATTCACCCAAAGGAACTGATTCTGTTTTTGCACCCTGTATAACTTTCTCTATTCCGAAAGGACCGTTTTCTCGTTCCCATCGTTCCACGAATTCTCTAGCATTAAATGGATCAAATCCGAAAGATCTCACATCATAATTACGTTCTGTAATATGATTATCGAGATCTTCATAAACTTCCATCATGTCTAGAACAGTACCTGGCATAACAATCAAACTGCCCTCTGTCATGAATTGATCATATTTGATTCTCATAGCTGCTGGTAATTTCATTAATGTATGATCAGTAATATAGTTTCTAGTTTTAATACCAAATGAACCATTAGATAACGGAAATAGAAATGTAAAAGCACAAAAGTCATCACCCTTAGACAAGTCCGCCCCAAGAGAACAAGGCATATTCCAATAATCACGTTTACGATGTGGAAGAGTTTCTTCATACGTAAAGAAATATGTGTAACCTTCCATTGGAATACCAAAACGTTTAGCTAAAATATCATTTCGTGTAGCAGGAGCTTTTTCGGCTCTTTCAACATCTAACTGATAAGTCTCATACGTAACTGTCTTTCCAAGATTAGGGTTGGCTTTTAACCACATATCAGGATCTCCAACTTCATCAATTGAATCAAGTTTATACCACCAAATAGATACGTGTGGATTAATATACTCGCCCTTTAATATTTTCATTAACTCCATTTTGATTGTGTCACCACTTCCGTTTCGAACAGTACCTTCTGAGCTAGTGGCTACTATTAAATAATCATCATTCTTAGATGCACCCTGTTCAATAGCGCCAATAACATCTTCTCGGACATCACCAGAAAGCCATTCATCAACAGTTGCAATCTTACATCGTAAACCTTGCAATTTATCGATACTCATAGGTCGGATTTCAAGTAAAGATCCTGTTAAAAAATTCTCGATACCCTTTTTAGTAGACGCAAGTTTACAACGATTAGCTTTTGAACCAGTTGTATTCTGGATAGAACCCTCAGTTAAAAACTTAAATAATGGTCCTCTAGATCTCGTTATTGCTGTACGAATTGGAGACATAACTTCGTCTGCTAATTTCATAGTTGGAGCAGTTGTAATTTGATGTGTTGTAGATGTATCAACATTTTGAAAGTAGGATTGAATGCATGAATCATATAAGGATTTAGCAGCACCTCGTCCTACTATCAAATATTGCTTGTTGATTAATCGTTTCTTAATAGATCGTCTTTCGTAATGACCACCATGACCGTCAAAGGACGGGACATACACACTACGCTCAACAAAATAATACCATCCGAAAATCTGTTCTGCCCATAATTTAAAACTTTCGAGTAGATACAGATCTTCACCATCAGTCAAAGTTAATTCATTCTCACAAAATTCGATGAACCCATTAATTGCCTGATCATCATACCAAATACCTGGATTTGCAATGAACTCATCTATTCGATGCATCTCCATCTCAATCTCTTTATTAACTGGTATTTCTCCTCGTATTACAGCATCACGAAATTTACCATAATAAATTGGCGTAGCAGTATTTGATAGGGACATATTTTAACTCCTAATATTACCTGCACGCTTATGTAATTTTTCAATATTAGATTCGTTATTACGAGCCAAATCATCCCACTTAGTCATATTGTATCTGTCTACTAAATCTTTGGTTTTCTTATATTTTTCGCTATTAGTATAGAATTCACTAAGTAACTTATCGGTCTGCTTGTTCAGTTCTTTATCAAATTTCTTCTTATAATCAGATAAATAATTATCTCTTTTCGCAAAATTTTTTCCATATTTTTTTTGCTGTTGTTTATTAAATCTATCGATTCCACCACTATTCATGCGTTCAGCTGCTCTATTATAAGCATCGTATTGCATACGACCAGCTTTTTTAGATAATTCTTTTTCAACCTTCATTACGGATTTCTTATATTTTTTACTAATTCGTTTCTTCTGTCTGTTACTTAATGAATCAGCAGTTCTAGCTTTCCTATGACCCCACTTCATACCTAAAACTCCGTAGTGATAAAGTTCATTTGGATAATTATAAGTCCACATTAAAAATTAAACCCCCTTTTATTAAGTAAATCGTCAACAGTATAACGACCACGAAAAACATTTTTAGATTTATTGACTACTTTTTTGACGGATTGTTTTGCAGCTTTTGCAATTACTTTATCTGCTCCAGTTCTTCTTGCAATAGTATACGCACCAGCAGCAACAGCTAAACTAGCACCAACTCTTTCCGGATGCCCGGTTACCATATTAACGACGCCTCGACCAGTTTTACTAACTGAATTTTTAATATCTTTTCTAGCACGTTCTTGTTTGGCTTTCATAGCATGAGTAGCCATATTTTGTTTGGATAAAGCTTCATCGAAAGCCTTTTTATATACTTGGTTTTTCGAACGTTCATTAACCGTATTATTAATTAACTTTCGACGAGTTCCAGCGCCTTCTCCATAAAACATTTTAGCACGAGCATACTCTTTTGCATCTCTTCTAGCTTGTCTAATCTGTTTCCTATGACCCCACTTCATACCTAAAACTCCGTAGTGATAAAGTTCATTTGGATAATTATAAGTCCACATACACTTAACCTCTCAATTCTTTAATTGCTATTGCAAGTCCAAGAGCAGAAGAACCAACAGCTAATACTCTACCGCTAACATCCAAAGTATCTGAAATAAATTTACGACCTTTAGAAATAACAGGTTTTGATTCTGGGGCAAAAAGATCATTATACTGTTTTTCCAAATTAGCTCGATTAATTTGATCTCTAAGCTGTTGATCTGTCATATTAGATAAATTCATTTTTATTTTTTTTGGGCTAGACGATGGTCTCGTACTAGATTCTAACTTTTTTGTTGATTCGACTAAATCAGAAACCGAATTAACTGTTTTTTTAGCTCTTGTTAAATCTTCTCGAACCCATCGGTCTGCATCAGGACCGTCGATAACAATGCGATTGTCTTTTTTTCTAGCATTATTAGCTTTTACGTCTCGATCATAGCGTTTCTTACCAGCATCAGTAAGGCTACCATCTTTGTTCTGATACTTTCGAACACCCCACTTCATACCAAGAACACCATGATGGTAAAGTTCATTTGGGTGGTTATAAGTCCACATTAAATCACCTCATTCCTTAGGATCTACAGTGACTGAAATTCGCCACTCTAATTCACCAATTAATGAATTAATAGATTGAAGAATTGTAGAACTGTAAGGAGGATCAAACATTAACCGAACTTTCATATGTACATACGATTTAATTAATTCAAGATGAGTATCATCTTTGATAAAATCGTTCCAAACACTATTAGAATCTCTAATAACAAAACCGTCAACTGGACCTACGCCAATTTGGGTTAGAATCGAAAAGACCGAATTAATATGCATAATAATATCTTGATCAAAGTGAGTTTCATCTTCGGTAATACCAAGTAATTTTTTAATAGATGTCAAAATACTTTCCATTATACTCCCTCCTTTATTTTTGTTTCCAAGGACATGTATCATTTTTAGTCCTTTCTATAGGAGCAATAACCAATAAATTTTCATCTCCATAATGGATAGCATTATGAGTGTTATGTGTTACACAGACCAAATTTTCAGGATCAAATACTATCGGATTGCATTCTAAAACGTCTTTAATTGAAATAGGTATTATATGATGAATTAAAATTCTACCATAAATGTCGAATCCTTCACATGCCAAATCACATCCATTATCTCGAATAATTATATCTCGTCGACAAGTCTTCCATTCATCGGAATGATATAGTATCTGATTAAGATATCTATCATATCCGAATGTTTTAATTCCGATATTGTTATTAAGTTGTAAATATTTAAATCGTTCCTTAAAAGTCGGAATTGTTATTAATTCTGAATAACATCTATTGATCATTCTCATCACCACGACCGCTATATCTTCGCATAGCCTCGATTGCATTGGAATACAATTCTTCAATTCGCTTACTTGATTGTAGAACTTCTGTTTTTGCAGAAATAAACTCTTTCTGCTTTTCACGAATTTCCTGTTCAATTCGTTCTTTTGTTGACCCCATTTTTAAATAATGTGTAATAACCTGTGAGGAAGCGGTGCCTTCTCGCAATTGTTTTTCAGCAAGATCTACTGCCAAAGATATTAACTGATTCTCTCTAGCCTCAGGTGTTAAGGCGGGACGCATTTTCTTAACTGAAGTTTGTTTAGTGTTCTTTGCCATAGCGAATATCCACCTCCTATTTTATTTTTTTACAAACATAATCAAAGTATTTATAGAAGTTTATAAGGTCTATCATTTTCGTATAGAAAGGAGAAGTGATATGGCACGTAAGGGTAGAAATGAGACTTATGAGAATCCAACTTGTAGGAGGAACAAAAAATGAATCAACCCTATAAACTTCTATAAATACTTTGATTATGTTAACATCATTTTTAAACTTTTGCTCGAATTATATAATAAATCGGTTTGGTTTTATCGTAATATGGAGCAATAGGACCAACATTAATATACCGTTTATTGTTAGTGTTCGCTTTGAATGGGCCACCAGCATCATACCACTTACCATCACCAGCATAAATTGCTATATTAGAATCCCAAACGCATGTGTCACCAGGATACAAATTCTTAATTTTGTTCCAAGTTTTACCTTTTGCCTCAATAACTTCGCAACCTAACAAATAACTTCTTCCAGTTACTTTTCCATTATCGTGACTAATCCGCTTTCCGTTTTCCAACAGTCTTACGTCCTGTAGCACCCATGAACAAAAATGAGAACAACTACTACCTGGCTTGTTACACTTCTTAGTTTTACTAAAAGTATTTTTTGCAATATATCCATCGCCTTTATAGTGCCATTTGTGAGCTACCATATAATCGCCAATGGATTTTGCTGTTGCTAAGATTGCAGCCTGAATTAATACTTTCTGTGTCTTAGTACCAACAATACAATCGACCGTTAAGCCATGCTTGTATTGAAAATTACGGACAGCTGTATCAGTTTGAACTCCCCAAATACCATCCTCTACCAATTGTGCTCCTAGCAGATTCAAACGATGCTGCAATACTTTTACATTATCACCAGTATCACCTTCACGAATAAGATGAGTTGATTTTGTAGTAGTGGCGTTAGTTACTGGCGTTAAAAAAAGTTCTTTTTCTTCTTCACGACGTCTTACTAGACCAGGTAATGTCTTACCGTTACAGTGTACCCACATTTCAAAGGCCTCTGCTGCCCCAGCATAGTCACCGATATTCAGTCGTTTAAGAACTGTGGATTTACTGAAAGCACCAACACCAATATTATACACAAAAGAAACAAGCGCATCGAACTGATTCTGATTCAAGTTCACTTTTACTCTTCTATTCACTGCATTTTCATAAACAGAAATACTATGATCTCTCAACCATTTGTGAGCAGCAGTTCTTGTGGTCGTCATACCTTTACGAATTCTCTTCCCGTAATAATATCCAGTCTGACCATACCCAATAGTCCATACATTATCGAGAGTATTTGATGCCTTTAATAGACAACCTTCAAAGTTTTCAATCATTCTTAAACCTTTTTCACTAATTTTCATAGATGTTTTACCCTCCTTTAAATATGAAAAAGCCAAACATCATCCAAATCAATACAAAACCAAAAATAAAAATTAACCCCCGGGGATTTTTCT